AAGTTAAGTTCTGGATTCTCGGCGTACGCTGCGATAACCACTTCGTTATTCGCCAGATGAGCAAACACCCGAACGTCGCACGACATGATGTCAGTGCTGCCCCAGCGGTGTCCTACCTCTGGAAGGAAACAAGATTTAACTATCTTAGCTACACGTTTGTTTCGGCTCGGAATCTGCTGCAGTGCTGGCTCTTGGTATGACAGCCTTCCGGTGCCTGTACCGCCGTCCTCACCCTTGCATTGGTTGATGGACGGATACACACGGCCACCAACCGCATGCCCAATTACGTGGCCCTTTAAAAATGTGTCGCGCGTTTTGATGTTAGAACGGATATCAACTATCAATTGCGCTCTTGGGTCATTCACCATCTCACGTAAGACAGGGGAGGGCATCGACGGCCCTCCCGTTTTCTTGGCGGTTTCTACTTGGTAGCCGTTGTTGGCGATCCATACATTGCCTTCTTTGTGCGGATCAAAAACCTTTTTGATTTGCGGGGCGCTATTGACATTAAGCTCAAACCCCACCAAGGAATTGATTTTGGTTTGGTCTTCGGCAATGATGACATCTAGCTCCAAGATAGCCGCGTTAGCCGCTTCCAAATCTACCCTAACGCCACGCCGGGTCATGCGCTGCAGAGTAGGGAACACCCCAAATTCAAAGTCCACTACTTCTTGGAGTTTTTCTTCTGTGATGTGATTTACTTGCCAGTCGTATAGGCGCAGAGTAAGTGAGGTATCCTGCTTGGCGTACGGGCTTACCAGCTCGGGAGGCGCTTTATGGAGATTAGGCATTTGCGCGGCGCGAGTGGCGCGGCCACCGAAAATAGCTGCCAATTTTTCGTAGATATCATCTACTTTGTTGTCTTTCAAATACTTTTTAGACAGAGCGTCGAGGGAATATTCCATCTCGTGCTCATTTATCAAGCATGCCTGTATTTGAGTACACCGTACTTGACCCAAAGGGATTTCAAGCCCCATGCCATAGCCCATTTTGCAGTCGAAGTGGGCATTATGCATTGCAATTACGCCCTTGTATGACTTCATCTGCTTATTAAACCAGCGCTTCACCTCTGGCTGTCGGCGAACATCCCAGTAATAATCACTGCCATCAGGGGTAGACACCGATATGCCGAAAACTTTATCTCTGGGGTAGTAGAGGCCCGTGGCCTCTGTGTCGAAAGCTATCTTGTCGAATGTGGATAGCTCGGGGAATAATTCAGGTGTGTACATAACGCCCCCTTAAAACGGCTGATCATCAGGGCCATTAGACGTCGGGATGTTCGAAGGCTGGGTTTTGGCCGTCACTTTGAGCGACAGAAATGTCTCACTAGCACGGCTCATTTTCTTCCAGCCAGATATAAAAAATTCCTTACCTTCAATGTTGATGCTGCCGGTGTAGTCCGGGCTTGTTGTAGTGCGTTTTTCTTTGGCGCGGAACAAGGCACCTGAGTTGGTGGGGTCGTACGATTTGTTTTCCATCTTATTTCCTGTTTTGGGCATTAGCCCCTATACGAATATGGCGGATATTGAAAGGCCGGGAGATTTCCCGGCCTTGGTGGTTCTTAGAATTCTTTTTCTTCTTCGGCGGAATATTTCTGGCCTTTCTGACCAGTTTCCTCCGCGTCAGGTTCGTGGTTGGTGGTCACTGCTTTATCTTTCAGGAATTCATACAATGTTTCAGCTTCCTTGTATGTTCCTTGATTGACAAAGCCAGCCGGGCGAGCATCGTAGGTGTAGTAGTCACCCTTCGCGGAACTTGCTTCGACTGTTGATACTGTATATGCTTTGGCGAAACGGTCGACGCCTGACATAGTAACCAGAGAATTCAACTTGCGTGAAAATTTAATTGCGGATTTGGTACATGCGATAATAGCTTGGTCCAAACCGCCATCAGGCTTGACAACGAATCCAATGTGCGAGTGGCTTTCCATCAGTTCGACATCATCGCCGTCTTCCATAGCTTCGATTTCAGTACGTGCGCGGACTTCTTCACTGAAAGGCCACGCACCCTTGAAACCGCCGCCTTTTTCACGGTCTTTGAATGCAATCCATTCTTTGCGGAACAGCACTGGTACAAACAGAATGCCTTCATCGCCGTAAAGCTCATCGGTCAGGGTGTTATACAAACGGCCTTGCTCTGCGCCAGCAATGTATTTCGGGTCGTTTTTCTTCAACTGCGGAGAAATGGCCTGAATGATGCCGATGCGGGGCAGCATGATGTCGTTTGAGTCGACCTGCTCATTACCGCGAGCGTCGCCCTTTTTAAGCCATTCTGGCAGTTGGTCAGCTGATGCCAGAAGAGCAGAGTTGGTTGTGGCGACTTGAGTTTTTGACATTTTCGTTCTCTCTATGGTTAAAGGTTTCATTAGTTAGAGGTTTGGTTTAGGGTGTCCTCTATCCCCAATATCGAACATTATACCACATCCCTGTGGCGGTGTCAATTATTCTGATTTAGACGCTTTTGCTTTTTTAGCAGCAACTTTAACCAGACTAACTTTGGAATAAGGGGTGCATTTAAACAGATCTTCCGGCGTAGCGCGGCCAGATTGGATACCCTCTTTCAGCCACGCTTTTAATGAAGACGCATTTACCGTTTCTTGGATCATATCGCCATAGTTGTTATCTCGCAGCCATTTATACGCTTCTTCGCGTTTCTCGGCTGAAATAGATGCATAGACATCCCCCGACACTTGGACCCGCCCTACTCCCTCCACGGTGAAGGTTCGAAGTTCCATCTCGATCATCAGATCGGGAACCTCTTTTAATTTCAATTGGTCGAATTCGGCATTCAATTGCTTACGCACCGAATCAAGCGCGTCGTGGATTTCAGTCAGTTGCTTAATGCGCTTGGCGAGGTTGGTAAGCAGCATGATTGGATCCCCGGAGCGCTTAGGTTTTGTTGCTTCCAGACCGCGACCGACACGCTCAATTACAGTGATCACATCTTCAGTAGTGGGTGCGCGGGCATCAGTACCTACCATGGTGGTTTCTTGGCTCATTTTGTTATCTGGATCATTTAGTGTTTGCATGTCGAGTGGCTCCTGTATTGGCTTCTTCGCGCTGGGGGTTATATCGGCCCAAAATGTAATCCGGGCGGCGGCTGTCGGGTTGTGGACATGCGGCGACTATACGCCAACCGTTATCAAGAGCTACTTGCAATTGGTCGGTACATGAGTCTTCGAGCAGCATCGTCTCATTCAGAATCATCAACCCCAGTCCCGGAACATGAACATCGCACTTGGAGTTGTATGACAGCTCCGGCATCTTTTCAGACATCTCGGCCAGCCTAGACTCTAGCTTTCGGACGGCTGCTTCAACACTTACCAGAGTCGCGTCGACAGATTTGGGTGTGTGACGTGATTTAATTTTAGGCTGGACACCCATGTCTATCAGGGACAAAAATTGACCCACCGATATGACTGCTTCAAAAGTGGATATCTGATAATAACCGGGATATTCAACGTCATCACTGATGTCTTCTTCACTTCTTTCCTTTAGCAACACAGTATAGGCAACGCCCACTGATGTTAGCATAGAATGGAAATCGCTGTGCGCTTTGGAGTATGCCGCATATTTTTTAGTGTAACTTAGCGGCGGCTCGATAGCCACCAATAGAATGTCGCTCATGATGTACCTCAGTGTTTAAGTGGGGTTTCGATTCGGGGTCCCCGCTTCCCGATGTTGATATTCTACCACATCCCTGTGGTCTTGTCAATTACTAGATTAAAGAGAATTTTCCTGAGTGCACAGCTTCCTCAACCCATTCGGAGATGTCTTTTTTCTGGTTTGTGGCTTCCATGATAGATCTGTCGGCGTTTATATCCAGTGTAAGATCTATCACCCCTATTCCCTGCGTTTTTTCGAGATTCGTGGCCCGTTCAAGACTCTGCACCCGACTTTCATATTGATAATCCATGCTATAATAGACCATCACATCAGCAGCGCTCAACTCCAGTCCCATGGACCCGCAAGTAGGGTTGCCCACAAAATATCTCACCTGCTCATCTGATTGGAAAGTTGTACGAGCAACTACCCTTTCGTCCTCGTCTCGACCACCATAAAATGTGACCACTGATTCGGGGCCGTATCTATCAGACAGCGCGTCCCGGATAGCCTCTATCTCAGGCACAAACCGCGCCCAAATGATGACTTTTCCGGGTTCCTCGGCAATGACATCCATCAATTCGTCAAGTTTAGGGTTAACTTTTAAAGGGATAGGTATGGTAGTTCCGTCTTCCTGCAGCGACGGGAAAAACCCTCCTGCTATTTGCTGCGCTCTTAAAAGTAGAGTCATAGCTGTTTTAACTATGGTCTCATGCTCATCCGTAGTCGTTATCATAGAGGTCTCAAGAGTCTTTTGTAGCTCTTTGACCATTTTTACTTGCTCGGCTGTGGGTTCGACCATCCTCTGGTTAAATGTCTTATCCGGGAGGTCTACCACATCTGACGTCTTGACTAGATGTGCATATTTAGACAGCTTAGCCATCAACTCTTCTACGTTCTTTACCCCAATCTCCTTTTTGCGTTGGAAGCCTCCCATCAAAACGAAATGATTACGGAAGCATTGGAATGAGTCATAGCCTAACGTGTGGATCCCTAGGAACCGGAACTGGGCGAACAAGTCTGATGGAGACCGCGTTATCTCAGACCCCGTTAAAATGTTCCTGAATCCTGCGACTGTACCTAGGTCCCAAATAGATTCAGTTCTGAGGCTCTTGTGATTCTTGATACGGGTGGATTCATCCACGGCGGCCATAGTGCGCGAGCCATAGATGCTTACAAAATCTCTTGCCAACTCTTGCCCGCCTAACGACGCCTGACCCTCGACCGACACCACCAGCACTTGTAGCTTTGGCTCACCCTTGGTGGTTTTTGCTTTGACCTCTTCCAGCCATGCCCCGATCTTCTTCTTCTTCGGGTCTTTTTTGATATTTAACACATGCAGGTTATAGGGGCACACAGCTCGTTTCCCGAATTCAGTCTCCCAAACCGACTTTATGGAGTTCGGGCATACCACCAATAGCGAGTTAATCTGTCCTGCGATAAACCGGCCACATGCCAGCCTGATAGTGGTTGATGTTTTTCGCAGTCGGGGACGGTGTAGAATGGCGTACGCTTCGTGATTCCACGCTTTGTTGATGGCTGTGATTTGGTGCTCAAGTAGACCGTTAAAAATAACAGCGGGGGGTTCCCCTTCAATGGTCACGGGGGTAGCTGCGGCCACAATCTCTTTGGCTAATCTCTTAGCTTCCTCGCTCATATCATCAGAAAAACCCGCTATCAACGCCACAGCATTGTCGTACGTAGGTGCCACAGCCCACAATGCGAATTTTTTCTTGAACTCGCGCTTGGGTAATTCCATGATGCGGTGGTTTTCCATGTAACTACATTTTATTGCAAACTTACCGTTTAACACGTCAACTTTCATTGTATTTTCCAGATATGTTTGAGCCACGGCCCATTTTAACACAGGCCGTGGCTCTTGTCAATTATTTACCGGGTTATTCAGAGGGGATTAGACCCTTAACTTCGCAGCGCCGATCGGCAACCCTCATTTGACACACAGTCACTTCGTAACGGCCCTTCGAGTCCCCGTTCGATTTTTTGACCAACACAGTAGTTCCATCCTCCATTTTGGTGTACATCTCCGGGGTGCTACTTGTATCTCTGATCACATTCACAGTAGCGATTATAACAACAGCGATAATTAAAGCATCCCGGATATTATTGATATGTTTCATTTCTTCACGCCTGCCAAAGACCAGATTAACGCAATGAGCCAAAATATGAACGAGATGAACGAGATGACTACTACCCCCAACCCGGCCACCAATGACGTACCGTGATCCATGTGGCCGATATACGCTATGGTAAGTGCATACCCGGTCAGAGACACCACACTGATGAGGTTAGCCATGGCGATCGCCAGTTTGCTTTGGTGTTTACGCTTGGCCGCGATAAGAGCAGGGGCTACCCATACAACCAGACAAACTAAGCAGATGATTAATGTTGACATTGTACTCTCCGATAGGCCCCGAAGGGCCTTTTTATTTAGCGTGAAAAATAATCGCCTTTAGGCGCGTTGTAGTAAAATTTAAATTCACCATCGATTTTCTGTGCGTATTTGAACCGGGCTGATTTAGGCCACACCAGATTGTTGGCGGCTGCTGCTGATGTGTCCATTTCGACCTCCATCATGCTCTCACCGTCTTCGTCAAGGATTTGCTTAACGTAGCTGGCCTCATCTTCTATTTCTATGCGGTCCATCAGCGCAATACTATCTACTGCATCACGCACTTGCTGGGCAGTGATCACACCATGGCGGGCAGCTCCGCGCAGCAAATTGGCACCGGTCATAGAGCGACGGCCTTTATCAAGATGAGCGTAATTGGCAGGGTCCTTATTCAACAGCTGGCATGCTACCATCATGCGAAGTTCGCCATCGATCGCCATCACCAACGCGGTAACTGCGAAGTCGGTTTCAGTGTGGATTTTGGTGCCTTGGCCTTTAGCGCTCATTTTGTTATCTCTCTATTTCCGGTTGGTCGGGAACCGTTCCCGCCGTTCACTCTTGAACGATAAAACAATTATACCATAGCTTTAAGCTTGTGTCAATTATTTCGTTTGTTTTGGATGACACCATGCATCGAACTGTGATCCTTATCACCATGCATCACATGCATCACCGGCTGGGCCTGCCCATAGTACATCATCGTAAACTCTTTGGTCATGACGCCCCAAAGGAGCGGTTTAGGCCCTGCTTCTCGCTCCTCTGCGTGTCTTTCCCACCTTGCCACATCCTCCTCGGTGGGGGTGTATTCCGGAAACGAAGAAGGGGCGGACGCCGGGTCATGCTGTGGGTCATCCGACTTTTCCGGGCTTTCGCGGTTGAAATCAGACGGCCTTGATGCTATGATAGTAGCAGCGGCTTTCTCGATTTCAAGGATAAGCTCCGGTTTCTTGGCCACAGCCAGCCTTAGGAGGTTCCCCCCAGTCATTGCTTTTCGCCCACGGTCCAGATGCGCATATTTCTTTGGGTCTTTACCGAGAAGATCACACGCAATTTTGACTTTCTCTTCCGCTACTAGGTCCGCTATTACTACTTTAAGCTCTTTCATATCCCACCTATGTAAACACAAAAGTAGATTATAACACAGGCCGGATGCTGGCGCAATACATAAAAATAAGCCCCGAGGGCGAGTCAGGGCTTATGGGTTCGGAGAGGTTTTATGCGTTCACAAAATTTACTCCTGGGTTTCATGCTTTCGGGAGTTGTCTCTAAAAAGCGCCAAGTGCTCTAACTGGTCCAGCATTATCTTCAATGTGGCAGCCAAAACACTTGGCGCTTTTTAGTTGGGGGCTTCACACCCCCTTGGCACTGCCCGTGCTGGGCCGGAGAGATCGGGTTATTCAGCGGTTTTCAGATCGTCGTTTTCTTTATGCGCTTCTGCGGCTTGGGCTTTCAGCAATTTTGCTGCAGCGGCTGCTTGGGCTTTGGCTGCTTTTTTATCGGCGTCGGCCTGCAATTTTTCAGCTTTTTCTTGGGCTTTGGCTTCAGCTTTAGCGGCTTTTTCATCCAGTTCTTTTTGGATCTTAGCGGCGCGGGCATCGGCTTTAGCCTTGTTCTTTTCTTCTTTTTCCGCAGCGGCTGCTTGGGCCTTAGCTGCTTTGGTAGCTTCGCGCTCTGCTTTTTTATCGGCTGCGGCCTGTTCTTTCAAGGCTTTAGCCTCAGCTTTGGCTTTTAAAGCTTCTGCTTTAGCATCGATCGCGGCCTGCTTTTTGTGGGCCTTGGCCGATTCGCGCTCTTCTTTCTCACGTTCTACCCTCAGAGCGTAATTTTCGCGATCAACGGCAGCAACTTCACGGACGCCATTCAGAACTTCTTGGAAAGAAGCGCCCAGCGTTTCATCACGGCGCAGTACATTACGAATAACGTTACCGAGAGTCATGCGCTGTTGGCCGGGGTTCAGGTGCTCGTACTTAGTGACATCAACACCGAGTGCATCAGCAGCCAACGATTTGATGTGATCCAGATTCAGGCCGGTCAATGCGCGGGCAACTTGGTCGCCGCAGTGGTAAGACACGCTGCCTGATGCTGACTTGGTACGGGTCATGTTGTCGATAGGCAGGCTGATGCGCGCGCCTTTGCGTTGTTCTTGCTCAGTAAGTACGTTTTCCATTGTGGTAAATCCTCTAAGTTAAGGGAAACGAGGGGCGGTCTTCCCGTTCCCCCTCAGTAACACAATTATACCACAGCCACTGGTTTACGTCAAGTGTCTCGTTACCTAAGTGCGGGATACGACATACAGTTTCTTCGCGGCCCGCGTCGCCCCGGTATATGCCCATTGTCGGGCCGCGTCCCGGAATATGTGACTATCATCAAACAGCAACACAGACGCCCATTCAGAACCCTGCGCTTTATGTACAGTGATTGCGTAGCCCCACGTGGCCAATACTGAATCCCATCGGACGTTAATAGGCAAGTCATCCCTGTTTTTGATGTCTTGAACAAAACAGGTGATATGCACTGGGACACCCGGCACCAGCTCCAGCTCTTTTGGGTCTTTTGATGGTGAGTATTCCAGTAAGTCTAACATGGCGTAATCACCTTCTACCTCTACTGCAGCAACTGTCCATAAACTACCATTGGTTACACCATACTCCTTACTGTTGGACACGCAGCATATCTTTTCACCGATATTCGGCACGAAGCCCCAATAGCCCAACAACTTGCGCATATGCTTATTTAGTTCGCGCCTTTTGTCGTGGATCCCGCACAGCACTTGTTGGCAATTGAACCAAGACGGGTCGGCTCTGCGCCTGACCTCGTAGTCAATTCCTTTGGGCTTATCATTAAACTTCCCGCCTAGGCGTACATGGGCCGCGATTTCCAAAATATCACCGTCAGTACGCAGCACTTTCTTAAGCAGCACATCCGGACGTTTTGGGTCGAAAAATGGCCAGTCACCTACCGGGGGCAATTGTCCGGGGTCGCCGATTCCGATAATAGGCAAGCCGATGAATTCCAAATCTTCGCCCATGGTCTGGCCCACCATCGATGCTTCATCAACTACAATGCAGTCGTACTCCGCTACCTTCTCCCGTATCTCACGCCACTCTCGACGGATGAACCCCACCGAACTACGGGCTACCGGTAGAGGTGGCCGCTCTGATGGCGGGATGCCCGCTTCCACGGCATCCAGATACTCTTTTTGCATCGCCAGACCCTCAGGACTAAGCAATGCACCATTGTCATCACAGTCATACAACACGCTGTGTATTGTGGCACATGGTACGCAACCCTTAGACGCCAGCACATTTACTGCTCGGTTGGTGAACGACACATAAAGGGGATTTAGTCCTAGTTTTCTTATTGCTACACTACATGTAGTTTTACCCGTACCAGCCAACCCGTACAGCCTAAATACTGGTGGCTTGTTGGTGTATTGTTTACACTTCACTTTAGCTGTTTTGAGCCACGCATCTAATTTCAGCATACCACCCTTTTGGTCAGCCGTTAACGGGTAGCCCGACACTAACATAGCATCTAATTTTTGTTCCACGGTGATTTCTGCGATTAAACTTGTCATTTTTCCCCTCGGGGTCAGTAAAACGGGAACCCTAAGGCTCCCTTGTGGTTAGTGCGACACACCTAAACTTTGAACAACCGGGCTGTTTTTCATCAGATTGTTCATGCGCTTAATTGACTCTTGCAGCCCAAACACCATATATCTCAGCGTCCCTAAACATTCCATGTTGCTTTTGTCGATTGTGAGGTCGACGTCAGGATCACTTGACGGGAGCTGCGCCAGACACGGTTCCCCCATCAGGTCGCTGGATACTGTTAGCTGCATTGGCTGCTTCGGTTCTGATGCGCAACCGCTCAGCATCAGGAGGGCAATAAACACGACCGGGAGTTTTAACATATTTTACGATCTCTTTGTCGATGGTTTGATTAGATGTGGTCATATTAGCCTTGGCCTCACCCAGTTTTTCATACACGCCTGAAAGGTCGGACTGCGCTTCCTGCACTTTCACCACGTCACTGTTTACTTTTGAAAGCTCCTTGCTATCTGTGTGCCACCCGCAGGCCACCCATCCAGACCCGAACAACACAGCGCTATAAAGCAACGCCGCTGCTGCGATCAACAAACCTTTATATAATCCGGTCATTTGATTGGCACTCCCGCTGCTGATATGACTACATACTTCTCTGCCGAAATAGCTGCTGCGAGGTGGATGATATCCGAAATACTCGGATGCTCGTTGTTGGCAGCGATCATACCTCGCGTAATAACCATGTTGCGTTCGACATTCTCTACCGCCGTTTGCTCTACTGTTTTTGGCACTACTTTGGGCGCTATTGCCATTATTTGCCTCTGTTGTCATCTATGGAAATAAACCGATATTTTAGCACGTCCTTGTGCTTACGTCAACCACTAAAAATCCTGTTCTTTATCTGCGTCATACTCCGCAAACTTGTCCCTATCTTCTGCATCAAGTTCCTCGATAAGCTCGGGGATCCACGCTCTTAAGCAGTCTCTCATCGTAGCGCATGTAGGCCACACGATGGTGCTTTTATTCTTGGGCTTAACCAACTGACACGAGAAATCATTGAGTAGACGGTCGCGAAACGTCTGTACAGGCTCGGCCCGCCATTCACTATTGCGTTGACGGTTGCTGTGGACCCATGCGACGTACGCTTCGTAGAAGTCGCCCATCCTGCTGCGCCCTCCCCATCCCTCCCCAGTCCCATTGCCGTCGTCTTGCTCTTCTACATCAAATCCTTTCACCATGTTGTAGTAGAGATATGCCACCAGCGAGTCACATCGCATCATACGGGTGTCGGCCATTTCAGCTTTCTCTTTGGTGGTCAGCGATGTCCGGGCCGCTTCGAAGTCCACTTCCCAGTTCAGTAGCATATGCAGCAATTTAGCTGGGCCGTCGCCCTTCATCTCGGTGGCCAATTCTTTGAAATATAGCCGTGCTTCTTTGTCTACTTCTCTGTTGGCGTCCCTATTTTCCTTGCTGAATTTGTTATCTGTTTTCATAACTGTCCACCGCCTATCGCCTCGTTCAACTGCCACCGGTTCGTTTTCATTTGACAACGCCACCAAAAACATTACATTCTGTGCGTCTCTGGCTGCCTTCCCCTTCCCCTCATCACGCATCGTCTGGGCCGATATCAATGATTTCAGCTTGTTGCGTAGTTTTGGATCGCCAGTAAAAATCGCTTCATCCGCGCATATCATAAATTTCCCCACCAGCTCTTCAGAGAATCGTGAGGCCAAGGCGTCATCATTGTGCAGGTATTTGTAGTTAAGCTCACCTAGCGCACTTCCAACATATTCCGCCAAAATCGATTTACCGGACCCTTGGTCCCCTGTGATAGCTAAAGCAGTAGGTACTACCGTGTCACCGAATTGCACCATGTAGGCCAGACGGTTCATGACCCAAAAAGAGCGGTCGGAGTCTCCTGAGCACACTATTTCATTTAGGTGGCGCAAAAACATTGTCGGCGCACCCTCTATCGGTCGCACCTTGTAGCCGGGGAACAGGTTCAATACGCCGTTTGGACATCGACTGTTCTCGATATAGAAGCCCGCCGATGCATATGAGACACGAGCCGGGTTCTGCAGCCACACATCGAACAAGTCTTTAGTGACTATTTTCCCGTTCTGCAGTTGCATCTCGACCTTATACCCAGCTGCCATTAACTTGATTTGCATGATGGACACTTCCGATACCTTGGCATACCCGTGCTTCATCTTGCCTTCATCGGTTAGTGCGTATCTCGTCTTGAACACAGTCATTGCAGGGATAAATACCGGGGGTAGGGTTCGCCTATCCGGAGTTTTACCTCGTTTAACCATGTCAACCATCCAGCGGTCGGGGTCAATTACCGCGAATGACCGGTTCATCATTCTGACTGCTTTTGAAATATCAAGCTTGGTCGCGCCTCGCTTCGGATTCATCCATCCGCACTGCTCGGCAAAGTAGTAAAGCGTTGATATATTCGCACCGCCCGCCTTTTTGGAACTACCTCGATTCCAGAAGTCTAAATTCATCGCATGGTCGTACTCTTCCGGGTCTCGGGCGCTCCATCGATCTAGGACGTCAAACCCGTCGTCGGTGTCATGCTCCGACTTTATGGCGAAACAAATATCTTGCCACCAGTCCTCATGCTCAGACGGGTCAATGCAGTCCAGCATGTCGGATATCTGGTCCAATGGCGTAATACAAAACGCAGGACCGGGTGCGTCGGCTACGTCAGCCCCCATCTGTGCGTTTTGTGCTCCGGGACGTTGTGCGGAGGCCCCCACATTGAAAATAGCGTCGAATAGCCAATCGGGCATATCAGCTACTTCGTTCAGTTCAATAGCGTCGTACATTGAGTAGCACTTCGAGAACGGTGCCATCACGTGACCATTATCAGCGCGGAAGTCTACGCCGGGTGCGAATTTGTTCTTGTTGCTTTTGGCTGGGATGTCCTCACGCCATCTGAAATAGATGTGCATGCCTTGACCCGACTCACCGCCAGTGCGTACTTTGAACGTCTCTATTGGTTCATGTCCCTCCGACACCTTATTGAACCAAATGAAGCCGTCCTCGGCTACGTTTCCGTCTTTATCTAGCTTGACGTCCAAGTCCAAAACTATTACGCCAGACCCTTCGCCAGTGGCCAAACAGATGTTACAGCCTCGGTATTTCCCGCTGGCCGGATTCCACCACCCGTCTATCTCACCCTGCGCATACGACGCCTTTTCATACTGATTACTAAACGCAGGCGCTTTACCGCCCCACATCTGGTAATCTCTCTGCTTCATCTCCTGCTTACGACCTTCTGCCTTAGCACGTGCCTTGTCGGCGGCGTAGGCATTTAAAGCGGTTTCCAGTTTATCCTTATCGAACGGTTTTGATGGGAACAGTCTCAACCCCAGTGATGCCAGCTTACTTGCGGCTTGGTATACTTGTTGCGATCGGTCTGCTATATCTGATAGCTCATCATATTGCTCTTCATTAAGGATGTGCATCGTTAGCTCCGTGCTCTGCAATCCATGCCGACGCCGCCCGTTCCAGCATTACCTGTGTCTCGCTGGCGTAAAGATTACCAGCGTCATCAGCCGCGATACATTCGTTGATAGCGTCTCTGTATGAGATGCACGGGTACGTATTGCCATTAGGGAAGTCCAGCATTACGATGATATATCGGATTCGTACCCTGCGGTCGTCACATTCGCCTCTGATATAGCACAACGATTTATTAAGGACATGGAGCTTCACAAATAGGCTTGATGGCAACCCTTTGAACAGCCGTGCGTGGGCCAGCGCTACTTCAACATTCGGATTTTTGCTTGATTGCGGGGATTTCGGGCAGGTAAAGTCTTTAGTTCTAAACATTAATAACTCCAAGTTCCCGAAGGAACGTTCCGGTTGGAACAGCTCTGAGAGCGAACAACTCGCTATTACGATAGACCGCGAGGTAGATCTATTATACCACACACAAAAACTTTATGTCAATAGATATCTGCCCATTGCACCAAGAACTGCAGCCGGGCTTAACCCTTCTTTTATCTTGGCCACCGCAGATATTACATCCTCCGGATACCCGCACGCTTTTAGCGCCCTAATTGCCTCCTTTTGACGTACCGTGTAGACCATCATCAAAGGGTCCAACTTGGTTTTAATATGAAGCACCCCAAATAACTCGTCGTGTGTGACCGACTCACCTTCATACCCCGCTGACCTAAACAGGTCGTCTACTGCTATACGCACTGTAAGATCGGACCGCATCGAAATGCTACGTGTTTCACGCAGATGACGTCGTATGACGTACCTTATAGGCTGACATCCGACATGCAATAATTGCACTTTAGTTACCACACCGCACCCCCCGCCCACGATAAATGTTCATTTTCGAACCTCTAGAGCAAAAAGACCATTTTAACACGCAGTTAGACCATTGTCAATACTTCCATCGAGCGCCGAAGGTTAGATGACGGGTTAAGGGAACACTTACCGGAGAACCAAAAACGGGTTAGGCTGGGTATTCGAGGGCAGCCACGGGTTAGATAATTCGCAGAAGACCAAGCCCCGAAGGACGCGGGCTGTGGGGCTGTCGGCATATATCAGGATAGGTTAGGGGTATATCTATCCGCGTCGTCCAGAAAGAAAGATGAACGAGCCAGAGCCACCGGCTTTGTCCCGCTGTGGCTGCTTCTCTTTCGATGTCGTCTACCCCCTATTTCTCCTAACCCCCCTAACCTAAAAAAATAAAAAAGAGGAGAAGCCGCGTCGGACGGTATTTTTGGTTCGGACGGTAGTGGTTAGATCTATGTGTTAGGTCAGCCGATCCCTATCCTAGATGATTAGCGTGCTATTGGTTCATTCCTCGATCGTTAATAATTGGTGTCGGTGATTGAGTAATTGACATCGATGGTCGGATGTGCTATAATGGGGATTCGTAGTCATTGAACTGGAGAGAGAAATGAAAGAGGCAGAACAAGCATACCGATTTTATTCTGGGCTGGTTGGTGAGATAGTTAATAAAGCTATCGGCGACTTGAATTCACTGAAATACGACCCAGCAAAAATTGTTGCTAACTATACCTCATTGTTACACGACGTGTTCGACGAAGTCCCCAACGGCCATGATTATGTTAATTTGGCCGAGAAGCTTATCTGTTTGGCCTCCGCAGCCCCCTACGTCAGAGCCGATGGGTGTACCATGTGCGAACCTCACCAAGTGGTTTTGTTGGTGCTGTAGTCATTGAACTGGAGAGAGAAATGAAAGAAGATACCGGAGCTGTTTACCGACTCAATGTTGAAGTGATGACCAAAATAGTGGCTGAAGCTGTTATTGACCTTACTTCGCTGAAGTATGACCCGGCTGAAGTCGTTACTAACTACACTTCACTGCTGCATGATGTATTTGATAGGGTTCCTCATGGCCACAGCTACGTCAATCTGGCTGACCGCCTTATCTATTTATCATCTGTAAATCCTCATTTGTTGGTGGGCAACAGCGTGGCCGAGGTAGGCGACTATGTGTCACATAAAGAAAAGATGGATATATGGCGTCGACCTTTGTTTTCAAGGGCATTATCTATTAAATTGACTACCAACTTAACCGCCGAGCGTCTATCCGGGCTAACCAGCCCTAATCAGGAGAAGTAAATGCGTAACATCAGTACTAACGGTTTGAAATTTACAGCGGCTTTTGAAACCTTTCGCAGCGCACCTTATTTTGCTACTGCGGATGAACGCGCAAAGGGTCTTTATACTTGGGGCTTTGGTCACACCGGCACCACTCCTCCGAAAGTAAATATTCGTCTGGATGAGGCTTATACTCTGCTCAACGCCGATATGGCTAAAGCGGTGGCGTTCGCAGATGCTAATGTCAGTAAAAACCTCAATCAGGCGCAGTTTGATGCCATTTGCGACTTATGCTTTAATGTAGGGAAGCAAGTGGTCGCTAAGGATAGCGTTTTAGGTGACTTTGACGACGCTGCTCGCGATGGTGATGTGCCTGCACTACGTGTTAAGTTGCTTCAGTTTAATAAGCAAAACGGTGTAGTTCTCCCCGGCCTAGTGCGTCGTGCTGCGGGCCGGTTAGCATTGTTTGACGGCGCTACATGGGACCAAGCAGAGGCGACTGGACGCGCTGCGGCGTAGTTGTGCAACACTTGACAGGGACGTCGAGTTGTGATACAATAGTTTTATTGGGTTTATCACACAAGGAATTACAAAATGTCAAAATTAACTAAAGTTACGATTCGCAAGTCAGGAAACGTTGTTTATGCGGGTCGTATTCGGGTGGTGAAAAACTACCGTAGCGACATAGGTGCGGTTCGTAGTATTAAAAATTCAAACGGCTGCACTCCCGTACAGTTATCTAATTGCCAGCGCTACTTGAAACTTATTTCACTATAGTCGTTCCCGGCCCGGAGACATCATATGAAAGCAATTTTTACACCAAAGACAAACCACTGGTCGGCCAGCCCCTGCAAGACGTTTGCAGCCCGGTCGGTTGAAATTACTCCGACTGGATGGAGGGGGGAGGAAGCTAGCGGGGATAGCTTTGATTGCGACGCTGGCCTGTGGACGATTGACGTCTTGCCTGAAGATGCGATCATTATTGCGCCTAAGAAAAACAACCTTGGCAAACCACCATTCGTAGCTGACTCGCTCGTAGAAACTCAGGACGCTTTTACGGGCGTTAAACGAAATGGCGATGATTTCCATTGCAGTAAAAAGTATTGGACGGTCGAGCGCCCAGACGTTGAAGAGCCAGTTGAGGTGGTGTTTGAAATCATTAGTGGCAGCGCCGACGATTTTGCAGTTGCTCCTGACTGGGCTACTGAATGCATCTGGACCGATAAGTCATTCTGCTACTGGCTAGACCCGGTGGGCAAAAAATACCTCAACCTCTCATGGAGCAAAGTTGTCCAAAAGTGGGACGGTATGTATGGCCATGGCAATTACACAAAGGCGGCTCGCCGGATCGTCCCCAAACCCGCTGAGGCAATCCGCCAGCCAATCGAAGGGCTTCCCCCCGCTGGCTTCGTGTGCGAGGTACAGGTCGGTGCCGGTGCATGGATGGAAGTCGAAGTAATTCACCACCACAGCGGTGTGTGGCTTCACCCGACTTGCGGTAGCCACAGTGATTTTATATTGGCTAACCCCACCCCCTCAAGTTTTCGTGCGCTTCGTAGCACCGAGGAAAAAGCGAAAGATGCTATTGCAGAACTGTGTCGCTCATCAGCAAGTAACGGCCATTCGGCAGACTTGATCTACGCCGCGATTGCGGCAGGCGATATCCCCGGCGTTGGTGTGACAGGCAAGTAACATTTTATTACAATTTCTATGTGTGTAATACTTGACATGGATGTCGGGTCGTGGTATAATAGTTTTATCGAGAGGCAGTCGCCCCTCACCACAACACAAGGAATTACAAAATGTCAGCTAAAACCACTTACACCGCAAAAGACCCGAATGGCGTTGAGCACACCCGTACTACCGCCCGCGTTTACACTCACGTTGTTTTCACCCGCCTTAACCTTGCTGAAATGCGCATTGCGGCAACAAGCAAGATTGCTGAAGAAACGGAAGGACGTAACCACACGCACTATGCCGATTGTGTGCGTCGCGACCCTAACACGCCTTTCAGAACAGAAGAGCTAAAAGAATTATACCTCCGCGCAGCGTCAACAGACAAAGATGAGTTTGTTCGCCAGCAAATTGCTGCGAGACTCGCTTACGTTAACGAAATGGGCCTTGGCGATTGGGGCGATGATTGGTTATTACTGGGGTACTGCGGGCGTAAAGACTTGGCCGAAAAGCTGGCCGCTAAAACTCCCGGCGCTGTTATCGTCGCTCTTTAAAGTGCAATGCTTGACACGGGCTTCGGCCCGTGGTATAATATTTTTATCAAGTTTACCGCACGAGGAAACACAAATGAGCAAGTCAGCAATCGCCGCATTGACCAAAGCAGCCCACATCGCAAAATACCCAGTGGCCGCGCTTACGCACTTCATCACCGATAAAAATTTCCGCAAAGAAGGCAAATGGCGCAATGCGGATGCGCTGGCTGTTCTGATTATTGATAGCATCAAAAATGCTTACCTCAATGAAAGTTGCGTCATGCACCCCGGCTTCCATGATGCTGTGCGTAAGCACGGCTTCCGCGATATGCACCACGCTATCGAAACGTATGTAGAGTCTAACATGGACACTTGGCAAGGCGATGAGTGGCTTGAAACCAACCTGAAAATGGCGCTTGAGGTGTTGCAACGCGTAATTGATAGTTGCGGTTTAGAAGCCGCGCATTCTGAAGCATTGGCGTTTAATGCCGTTCTGGATCGCTTCCCCAAGCATTGGGCGGAGCACGACATCATCAAATACTGGTGCAAATATGAAACATCAGAGGTAACTGACTTTGATGCCACAGGCAAGGCCGTTTTATCATTCTTTACGCCGTTCACGCCGGGAGGCGAGCTGTTCGGTTCACGCATTTTCAGGGTTAAATAACGGAGGCTTAGGCCCCAAATGAGGTTATAATGGCTAAGCATAACTTTGTGTTGCTTAAAGATGTGTACGGTGGCGACGATGTTGTTTTTGGTACTAACAACCACCACGGCAACATCTCAATCAGCACCGACTTTAATGAAGTCATCCAGCTATCCGTTCCAGAAGCCCGCAAGATGATTTCGGCGCTGAATATTGCCGTGGATGGTGTGGACAAGCCTAAGGCCGGTGATGTCATTCGCGTATTCGCCAGCACGTGGATGTATGAAGAAGTAAATGAGTACACGCTGGAGGAGTTTAGGCACACACTAGGATTCTTCCGGTCAGAACAGCATCGGACTGCAGGTGAATTCACTCCCCTTAGTGATGATTTTCTGTATGATAGCGGCCCGGAAAGCAGGTCCGAGTATATATCGAATTTCGGGTCGTACACTTCAAATTTAGTAGCTATATTCGATATCATCAGGAGTAAATGATGGCTAAACAACCCACTCACACAGGTGAGCTTATCGTGACAAATAGGCACGGGACCGATATTGGTCGTATACAGGTCCATCTTTATGAGTTTGTTGACCATTGGGAGACCGCGCAAGGCGTTTGCTATAACAAGGCCATTGGGCATTGCTCATACACTAATGCCGCCCGGCTTGACCTAAACACCATTAAACGATACCAAGCGTAGGGAGATTAAAATGGCTAAACAGCCCACTCACATGGGAATTTTGGTAGTTCGAACTGATAACAGCACCATCCGGATTAAAGCGTGGCTCCGAGAAACGCCTAAGTATTGGATTAACTGTTCAGGGACCCGATTCAGCAAAGAGAAGCACGGTCGCTGCGCCAAATTGTTGGGTGTGAAACTCGACCTGCTGACAGTGCGCCGCGCTAAATGGGACCCTGACCGGGAGCTGGATTAATACTTGACATAGGCTTCGGCCTGTGCTATAATTATTTGGTTCAATAACCGGAGAAAAATCATGTACAAAGAAGTTTTTATCCAGGCCAAAAACGGCTTAATTAAATTTGATCTTGTCGAGAAAGATGGGGCGGCGGAGATCTACATCACCGAAGATAATGCGCAGGAGTTCATCGTTAATCTCTATGCACACAGCCGCATCTCTCAGCTCATGTTCGGTGAATTATCTTCCCGGTTACGCATCATCCGCAGCAAAGGCGTTATCGATGAGGTAGTGTTGCTCAGAGAAATGCTCAAACAAGCCGAATTGCAAACTAAAATGGACGCACAACGCATCGCTCAACTTGAGGAAAAACTAGGCATGGTGCGGTCTGATATCAAGGATGAGACGGCATATGTCAAGCAGTTCGGCGGTGTAAGCCCCTTTACTATCAGCGATGTTGGGAAATGGAAAGAATGGAGAAAACCATGAACAAAAATGTTGAAGAGAAGCTGCGTGACATTACACAGTTTGGCGCTGAAATTGAGGTACACGACGGCGAGCATTTTGCAATATGGGCACCGGCCATAAACGGTCAAATGGTAAAAGCAGAAGAATATTTTGCTTTACTTAATCTGCTCGAAGCAGAACGCCAGCAGGCTGAAGATATCCGCGCAAGCTTTGATGAATTGGCGGGGGTCGTCGGCTTCTCAAAAGAGCGCTGCGACCAGACCGGTGATTCACCGATGGATTGTGCTCGCCAACTATGCCAGCGGGCTGACGATGCGGAGCGTGCAAACCGCAATCAATACCGCGACTTGGCTGCTGGTCAAGAATTGCAAAAACAGCTTGTGGCGGAAATCGCAGCACTGAAAGGCGATCAGGTGCCGGTTACGATGGATGCATTACGCGATGCTGTGGCGGAAATGTCAGGAGGTCTGCCAATAGAGTGGCATGAATGTAATGACAAAGGGCATCGTGCTGTGCCGTTTATCAATTTCAACTCTCTGCACCGAATCGTTACTAAATTCACCGCCCCGCAAAAGTCGGTTGTCCGTTTGAACTCTTCGGCTGTAATGAGTCGCAGTTATGTCGTAAAGCGAATTGAGGCCGCTGGTTGCACGGTCGAAGGGTTCGCATCTAAAAAGGTAAGCCTACTATGAATGATTTTGAACGTAAGCCGGATGGTGGCCTTGCTGGCTGGATTGAAACGATGGAAGCGATATCAGAGGGGCTTGCCGACGACATCGAACTATTGATGCTGCTTATCGAGCTTCGTTCCCGCCGCGATACTAGTGTTGAGAACGAGAAGAACGTTAAAATCCAGCGCGACCGGGCTGATGGGCTGCAGCGCTGGAAAGACTTCATGCTGCTTTGCTCAAATGTAACAGCCCCGGCGCAATTGAGCAAAGCAGAACACCTTCAAAACGGTGACTTTCCCGTCGATGAGAAATTTTGGTCGGCGGTAAATGACCTACTGTACCAAAACAACCGCGGGGATAAGTACAACATGAGTTTAGCCCGGTCTGAGGGTAGGGCGCTGGCTAAATATCTGGAAGAAATACTACCTTTGAGGGAAAACGATGCTGACCAAAAAGCGTCTTGAAGAGATAGGGTATGGCAGCGTACGCCAGTCAGCCGAGGAGGGCGTCGAAATGGCCCGCGCCCTTCTTGGTTCAAATGTAATGGAGTGGGTGGACGTTAAAACCCGCATGCCTATCGACGTAGCTACTGTGACCAAGTTTGAGTCCATCAGTGTGATAGTGACTGATGGAAACACAGTAGGTATATGTGATTGTCAAGCAGGCGCTACCTTAAAGCCATGGGTAGCATTTTCTCGCTATGGTGACATCCACCCCGACTGCATTACTCATTTTATGTATCCACCGTCACTACCCCGTTGAACAGGAGAATTACCATGATAGAAATTAAGTCAGTTGACGGTGTTACCATTTCAATTGCCGATCCTTGGTCATTGATTGAAATGATGTCCAGCGAAGATATGATCGCCGCTGTGGAGGCACTTAGCTGCTCTGATGCTGTCATTGAGCACGTAGCTAATCAAATAATGAGCATGCACGGATGTACTGAGAATGGGAGTTCAGGATCATCTCGTTGCAGTAACGAAAAAATCTCGGGGGGAGGCACTGCGTTGGACAAAGCTCGTTATCAGGTGGCATGCAGTGCCTCTGAGACGTCTGCCGCTTTGATTTCCCTTCAGACCGATGAGATCGTGCGTCTCAGAAAGGAGTTGGATGAGCTTAAGTCCCCCGCGCACAGCCCAAACTGCCGATGTTCGCAGGCTCCTTATTTTGGTCGGTTCTAAATAATTGACATCAAGCTCCGGCTGTGGTACAATAAGTACATAGGGAACGGTTCCCAACCACACCGGAGCAACGAAATGTCAATCGACCTCAGCAAAGTCAAAGAGCGCATCGCAAAGATGTTAGCTCGCGCCACCAACAACACCAATGAGCACGAAGCGTCATCCGCAGCGCTAATGGCCCGCAAATTGATGGACAAATATCAAATCGATGAAATGGACATTGCATCATCTACCGATGGTAAAATGTTTGGTGAAGATCATTTCGGCGAGTCTGATTCCGAAGATGTCTACAAGTACATGCCCCAGTGGAAAAGCTGCCTGTCAGTTGGCGTAGGTGTTTTTAACGACTGCCAAACTGTTTCCGAGTGGGACAGCGGGAATAACGGCCACCGCATCAAGTGGCAGGGTTTCAAAGAAGACACCAAAATTGCAAAACAGATGTATGAATACCTGTGCTCTGTGGTGGACACCTGCACTAGCGCCTACATGCGATCCAAAGGATACACTCGCTACAACGCCCGCGTGGGGACTGCATTTAAAGAAGCCATGTCAAGCCGCATGCTGTCAAGGTTGAGAGACATGACAAAAGAACGGGCGGCTGATGCAGTGGCCGCTGGGACTTCTCTCATCGTTTTAAAAACATCCGCCGTGTCTGACTATTTTGGCTCGGTGGAATACAGCAAGTCCAAGGGCAAAAAGCGTCTCAAAGAGGATGAATTAGCGGCTGCTCTGGCGGGTATGGATGCTGGTGATGAAGTGGCCATAACTAACGTGTTGGAGGATTAACGTATGAAAACTCACTATTTGAAGATTGCCCCAGTGCATTTTCGTGACGTTGTGTTGGGTCTTAAGACAGCAGAACTGAGACTAAATGACCGTGGTTTCCGTGTGGATGACTTGCTATTTCTTGAAGAGTATGTCGACGGGAAATCTACCGGGCATCATGTCATCCGAAGAATTGAGCACATCTGCCCGGTAGATTTCATCATTGAGGGGTATGTGCTGTTGAGCGTCGTTCCGTACTTAACCCCTAGAATAGAGACGACACCCTGCCCTAAAGGTGTTAAATTCAAGTCGCCAGCCATTGAAAGCCCCGAGTTAGATAAGCTGTATAATTTAGTTTTTGATAGCCATGGGTTTGACGCGTCATGGGCGGGAAGATTGGGCCATTACCTTTACGGGTATACAAATCAAGTGGCTGACGACCAAGATGGCTACTTGTATCTTTGGCCTGTATCTTATGTGAATGGGAACGGTTGGCGGTGGTTGATGTCGGCATCCCCATCGATGGCATCAGCTAAATCGATTAAATATGTGGAGATCAATATATGAAAAAGTTGGTAATGGGTAATATAGTGATGACCCCTGAGGGGATGGCTCTGATGGAGCTGGTGATGCGCCGTGACGCGGCATCGAAACTTCAACCGCTATGCCCCAAATGTGGGACCGAGCAAGTGCAGTTGCTGGGGTGGGTACAATGGCCCGTTCTTTTCCGCTGCCGTCATTGTAAGCATAAATTCAACGTTGCTGAAGATGGCACCCGGTCAAACATCGGCGAGTTTATTTAAATAATTGACATGGGGGCCAAAGCGTGGTACAATGGTGTTTTGGCTCAATGTAGAGGTTAAAATGGATCATAAAGAGTTTTTACAGGCGGTACGCGCGGCCACACAAGCAAGTCGCGATGCGGTGTTTAATCTGAAAGCTACTAACAAAAGCCTGTACGGCGAAAACTACGTAATAGTAGGCAACTCCACCCTGATGCGCGTCGCTAAGGGGACACACCCATGGGACGCAGGCATGGTATGTAGTGTTGTCCCGGCGTCGCTAGCAAATTTTTCGGTATTTCAATCGAAAGAGGCCGCAGAGCATTATGCCGCGATGTGCTTTATGCCTTGCCAAGTTATGCGTATCATCCCCGGATTGAACGCCTACAATGATATGCTTAATTCTCTGATTGATGAATGTGACCGCCAGATAGGAGAAGATAATGGGAACTGAAACTACTATTGCCATGCTGCGGAATTTGATGGGACATGTTGAGAACGGAACCGACACCGTAATAACTCTGTTCCAAGATGACGCTACTGGCGTGTATATTATCCGCAGCACCTGCAATGGTAAAACATTGTGGTCTGAGTACGCCGATACGTTTGAAAAAGCTATAAAGCTGGCATATGATGCCCACTGGAGCGAATGATGGGTAAGTCTACGGTTAAAATTATTATTGACGCTTCTTACATAGCAAAGAAAGCCACAGAATTATCCTACAATTATGTTATCATCAGCGTAGCGAATACGGCGTCTGATGATAAGTATATCAAAATGTGGGGGCCTAATTGCTGCGGGTATCGGGGTCGTATCGAAACTGCGGGTGAATATTCACCGCGAACCGTTAATAACGCTCTTCATTATTTCAATGATGGCATCAACACTATCGCCGTCCCTATGCATGTAGTTAAACATCTTGCAGTACCCTCCGATCTCCATTTCTTTGATGAAGATGGCATAGGCCCCGGACATTGGCTTAAAAACGACGCTACTACTTGGCTTGCATTATTATGCAGTGTAGCCGCTATCAACAAAAACATCGAAAAATTACACTTCGACTTATCGGGGAAATGATGGCTATATTAAAACTTAACGCAGCTCAGATAAGGGCTGCTCTTCGTTCTCGCTACGTCCAGCCTGAATGGGCGCTTTTCTTCGAAGTGGCTGATGGTACAGGTGCCGCTCAACGCCGTTGGGCAGATGGGTTGGCGATGAATATGTACCCTAGCCGGGGTCTTTCTGTCCATGGCTTTGAAATAAAAGTGTCTCGCGGTGATTTGAAAAAAGAGCTGGCGTGTCCCGATAAAGCTGAAAGCGTTGCTCAATACTGCGACTACTGGTGGCTGGTCACTCCTACGGGCCTTGTTGATAACCCCGGCACTCTCCCGGATACTTGGGGGTTGATGGAAGTGGATGAAAAAGGCAGGTTGACAACGGTACTGCCCGCAGCTAAAACACTATCAATAACCATGGGCAAGCCCTTTGTAGCATCTCTGTTGCGTTCTGCGGCCAAGGCCGATGAAAAGGCCAATATGGAGATCATCAACAAAGCCATTGATAAAGAGAGGTCAATGATCGACGCTAACCTAAAGCGCCAAATCGACAGAATGCGCGAAAGCCAGTGTGACGCTCTTAATACATTGGTAAAAATAAAAGAAGCTACTGGAATTGACCTTACGTCATATAAATGGAACGCCGAAAAATTTTCGAGGGTCCTCAAAATAGCTGAGTCAGGAGCTTTGGACTCTTGGCAAGGGATTGATGACGTAGAGACGAGCCTAAAAGGTTCCCTTGCTCTGGTGCAAAAGATGTGTCTAGCGCTTAAGTGATTGCGCGGCGGTGTCTTTTGTGTTATAATGTTTTTTGCGTAATGGGCTGTCCATCGCCGGGCAGGTGGCCGTAACCACCTGAGATGCAAAGATGCAAATGACTCGTAGGCAGTGGACCATTTGGCGCTATATCGATTCTCAGGTGCGCCGTCAAGCCAACGCCGTGATGGGCGGCATCAAAAACTCCGAGCAAGTTTCTATTGTTGTTGATAGTGATGTTAAAATGATGCTGTCTATCGGTGTGATTAAGCAGGTTTGCAACCTTCCGGTAGAGCAGGGGTCTAGAATAACAGTGCGGTTCACTCCGCTGGGGAAAAAACCGCATGGACTATGTAGAGAACACGCTGCAGTGGTTAAACACAACAGCAAAAATCCAACTGTTTGAAATCATGGACTGGGCAATTAGAGGTTCGCTTCTAGGTGTCCCTCCATGTTTAGTAGTGGCGATGGCGCTTATCATTCTTGGCCTGTTGCTACCTGAAGATTGATCGGAGAATAGCTATGGCAATAAGTATAAGTAATTCCATGTTCGATGAGACAACAGTAGATGGCGTAACAGATTACATCAATTCCCTTCTGCGCATGGCGGCGATTAACATTATGTCGGATAAAGAAGCATTTGACCTATCGGTAAGCGCCCTAGCTAAATACGCCGGGGCGCTGGATATCACAACTGAGGGCATCTCCGTTCTGCGCAATGAAGTTGAGTGTGCGCCATTCTCGCTTGATAGCATCGCAAAGATGGTCCACTTTAGCCATTCTTACGTGGCTTGGGATAAGAATGGTTGTGTCAGGTCATTTAGCGAGATGCCTGTAAGAAATACCCTTAATGGTGTGTGGCGTCTAGAAAACAAAGAAGCTGATTCCCGTGTCGTAATGTCTTCTGTGTCGTCAGGGCTTTATGGTATGGGTTGTTGGGAATATAGCCTACATAAAGTTGTGGATATCACTAACGTTCCTCGTGCGGTTAAGTTAGTCCCTGTGTCCCATGCAGATATTGACAAAAACGCCGTGATGTGATAAAATATCAATTCAACTTGGAGGTTCAAATGCTCAATAAAATCGTGTCTGCGGTAAAAGATTTTTTGAAATCCCCCACCAAACGGTATATCCCCGGCGCACCGCGAGTAGGCGTGAACGTCGCTGAAGATGTGATGGACGTATATCCCGTCAGGGTCCGCATTATCTGCCAACCGTGTCAAATACCAATGCCTTATGTGCGAGATGCGGCTATGCCTAACTATTATATTCACAAATGCCCCAAATGCGGACGTGAACACTCATCGATGAACAAGTACCCTTTTGTAAAATATGAGGAGTTTTGAATGGAAAAGAATACCAACGTAGAAAATGTTGACTACGATCATTTGCCTAAATTTGTGATCGGCAAAGTCAACAAAAAACGCGGCGTTATCGACTTCGCTAAAACGATGTATGTCGAAGAGAACGGCGACATCGGCGCTTGGAGCCTGCCTTTGTTTAGCACCAAAGAGGCAGCAGCTGAAGCGCTTGGCTGCGAAGTTGAAAGCGGGAGGAGTGGGATGTTGGACGGGATGGCTGTGTGGCATCTTGACGATCTCCATCTCGAATTCGCCAAATTTATTGCATCAGGGGCGCAAAATGGCTGATAATCTGATCGGGCGCGTTGCAATGCCCAAATATAAGTGCCACAAAGAAGTTTCGGCATTGCAAATCAAAGTCATCACCCTGCAATTTAAACGTGTGAATAACGCAGTAGGCTGTCTTTCTGATGGTGCTGTTGTAACTCCTGCTGAAGAAGGTTATGTTCCTTTCTATGTGGAACAGGGGTGGCTGGACAAGCATCACCCGCAGGTAGGTGGTTACATAGTAACGTATGATGACGGTTATGTGTCATACTCCCCTGCCCATATTTTTGAACGCGGCTATACTTTAATTAAGTAATGCGACCACAAGGACGTGGTTGTCTGGAGAGATAAAATGAGTCATTTTGATGTCACAAGATTCCCTAAGCGCGTAGTAAGCTCTAACGCACAAAACGAAAATGTTTATGGGTATGAAATCCCGGATTGTACAGTAATACCCGCAGGCAGCGTCATTCCTGATGACACCAGATTCGGCGACAACTGCGCGTTCATGGATGGTGTCGTTTTCGGCACTAATTGTTCGTTCGGAGCATATTGCTCATTTGGTTCAAGATGCCGCATTGGTAGTTACGCGTCGTTTGGTATTGGTTGTTCTATCGGGTTCAGAAGCGTTATTGGGGGCTTTTGCGGTTTCAATGGTGTGGTCGTGGCTGATGATGTGTTTATCGGTTGTTCATGTCTGTTTCGCGGGCATACTACCATCGGTCAACGCTGCAATATCGGCGGCCATTCCAAATTCAATGCAATAGTGGTGGGGAGCCGCACTGTCATCGGAGAATGCGCTACTTTCTGGTTTGGGGGAGTTTTGGGGAGCAGATGTTATGTCGGGGCTAACTCCAGTTTCCACGGCAGTGCCAGAATAGGCCAAGACTCGGTTGTTGATGTTTTAGCTACGTTTGAGGCCCCCGTCCATTTGGAGACAGGTGTCACTATTGAGGACGGCTGGAAGGGAAGACATCCAGTAGTCCAGAGCAAATGCATCATTGGCAGCAGAGGTGATGAATGATCCCGCATGAAATAGTTCAAGACAAGCCCGAGGTGTGGCCTGCCGATAGCCATCAGCCCCGTAAGGGTCCCAACAGTTTTTATAAGGGTCGCAGTAAAAAGACATTGATTAAACTGTTTATGGAGAAAGGCCACAGCAAAGAGCGTTCTCGTCAGTTAGCTAAAGTGTGGCTCGGCCTTAAAGAAAGCGAACGCCAAGAGATCATGGCGTCACAAATCAAATAAACCTGCGCACTATTCCGGGGCGGCCAACGAGCTTTCCCCGGCTTTCTCCCTTTGTCTTTCTGACCTACATCCCCACAGATATACCTCAAAAATACAAAACGCCTTCCCGTGTCTCTCATTGATGCGATATATGATTGACAGCATTTCAAAAATGTGGTATAATGATTACATCAAACACACCGGAGAGTATAATGAAACTAGACCTTACGCCGAGCCAAATACTGACTGTTAAAATGGCTCTGATCAGCTTCCAAAATGAGTTGCTTCTGCAGCTTATGTGCGACCACAGCAACGAAGAAGCAGCCGCAAACGCCTCGATGTGCATCGACATAAATAAAATGCTTAGCAACATTTCCGAGGGCAAATAGATGTTCGACAAAAATCTTCGTGGCGGGTATATCGTTCCGCCGTTTACGATGGTGGGTGAAGACACCATTTTCCCTAACTATTCTGAGATAGGCCATCACTGCCACATCGGCAATAGATGCCGGTTTGGGGATGGTGTGTCGTTCGGCCACCACTCTTTAGTGGGCACTCATTGTGTGATCGGGAACCGGGCGAGAATCCAGAATGACGTATCGTTCGGGGCAGGGTGCTATTTCGGCCACCACACCTACACCCTAAAAGGGGCTATCTTCAATAATGGCTCATCATTCGGCAGTGAGTGTACGTTCGGGGATCGTTGCTCGTTTATGGGAAGCCACATCCGCATCGGGGACCAATCTTGGTTCGGTGATAGGCCCACATTCACGCGACCAGTTATTGTGGGGGTCGGGTCCATGTTTTTGTCAGGACGACCCGACTTAGCGGTTGACCCGCACCAAGATGTAATTCGTCGAGAAAAAGAATCACACAGGAGAACCAAATGAAGCTCAATATAGAACCTTTTAAAGAAAACCTGATCTATCATGTGGTGGCCGGTCTAGCCCTCAGCTTAAACCTTGATAAAGATATTCGCCTTGATGACCGAGTTGGCATCATAGTTGCCTCGGCTCTTGAAGCGAGAATCATCCTTTCAGAAGTAGCGCGGAAAGGGCCTCAAGCTTTTTCTGATTATGCTATTTCTGATGTTAGAAATGGGTGTATCATAGTTGCCGGGATGCTTGCGGTTGCTATGAACAAATATCTGGGCATATCTGAAGCCACCTCTAAAGAAGAATATGCCCGCAGATATGATGACCTAAGAGCAAAATCAGCGGAGATAGCTTTGTCAGGAAAGGTGAGACCATCTTGTTTTGAGATGTTGATGGCCATCAAGCACGGGCATTCTGACCACGACCCTTTTACCGGGGAATATAAAGAGACGTCGGCAGGTGTGTCGTCGGTTATCGCTGTTAGCATGCATTCTCGTAAATTAGGTCGATATTTTGAAACTCATGGCGATGAAGTGTGGAACAACAGCCAATCGTTAGGGGTTATGATATGCGCACATATGGCAGCGTATATTGACATTTGCAAAGCAGTGGGGGAAAATGAAGGACAGGCCATCATGTTTGATAGGGATGATATGGCCGCCACACAGCCCACAAAACCGATGTCTATTGACCCAACTGTTCACTGATAGACATACCTATCCGCTGGGCCATAATCACATCTAACCCACCTGAGGCCGCTACCGACGCGGCCTCAGCCATGTCTGGACTTTTTAGAGATATAGGTTAGGGGTCCGAGGATATTCGAACCAAGATAGTTCATGGTGATCCAGAGCCAGCGGCTTTGTCTCGGAGAATAATGGTCTTCTTCCAATCTCCGGACCCCTATCCTACCCTAACCCCTAACCTAAAAATAAATAAAAAGAAATAGAGGGAACCAAGAGGCCGCGCCGGACGGTGTTCTTGGTTCTAAGTTTTAAATTTGCTTCTTGGGACTTGTTGGCATTATATCTAACCCTCGGAGGGATGCCCTAACCCACATTGACTTCACAAGTTTTCTGTGGTATAATTGAAAAAATCACCCATGTCAGAGGAATATATGACAGCAATTCCGACAATGACCGACGCCATGGACTTTAAAGCGTTGGTGGAGAAACACAAAGATGAAGAGTGGATAAATCTACCTAACGACAAAAAGTTATTTGTGTGCTGGTACATACGGTCAGGGTATTCTACTCACAAAATGCTTGATGTGGGGATCAGCGACCAAGAAGTAAGCATGTACTTGTCTGATCCATTAACACAAGCGGCAATAGCGGACGTGGGTCAGCAATACTCAGAAGTTACCACATTTACTCGTGTGGGGCTTCAGGCAAGGCTATCCAGAGCGCTCGATATGGCGTTAGGTGAGATTGAAAGACCCGTATATGATAAAGAAGGTAATGTGTATCACCGTAGGGTGGTAGATCTGACATCTGCGGCTAGGTTGCTTGAAATGGCTGAAAAGTATGTCAATGATCCTAACGCAGATGATGAGGCTAAAACACCAGCTCCTTGGGAGGTTAGATAGTGTTTGATATCGACAAGGAACTAAAGCCATTTGATCCTGAAGAAGCCAAGGCAAGGCCGAACCCTTTTGTAGTGCTTGACCCAGTGAACGGGGAGATACGAAATTACCGCATCATAACCTTTGTAGGTGGTCGAGGGTCAGGGAAAACGTACAATGTAGCTGATGCGGTAACTCGGTACATGCACTCATCCCCGATGAAAGTACTGTGCGGGCGTGAGCTTCAAGTATCCATAGCGGACTCATCCAAAGCAGAGCTGGAGCTGGCTATAGCCCGTCAGGGTCGGGACCATATGTTCGACACCGCCCAGAAATACATTAAATCAAAGAAGACAGGATCGGTAGCAATATTTAAGGGTCTGAGGTCCAACATCGATTCCCTTAAATCTGTGGCGGGAATAAAGGTATTTTGGGGGGAAGAGGCTCAAGGTATTTCTAAAGAGACAATGGAAAAGCTGCTACCATCGATACGTACTACCGGGAACAGATTGCTGTTCACAATGAACCCCGAGGATGAAGATGCTTTTGTGTACCAAGAACTGGTGGCTAAAGCAGGACAGCCGGGGTATGAGGACAGATTAGCCGTTGTTGTGAACTATTACGACAACCCGTACTTCACTGAGTCACTGGAGTCAGACCGGTTAAACTCACTTCAAAGAATAATTGACGCCCCCACAGAGGATGCCAAAAACCAAGCTATTGCTGACTACTGCTGGATATGGCTCGGCCACACTAAGCACATCGTAGGTAATACAGTAATTAAACGTTCGGAAGAAAGAGAATTTGAGGCTCCTCCTTGGGGTAAACAGGAATTTCTGTTCGGGGCTGACTGGAGCAATGGCGGCGCTGATCCCACAGCAGGCGTACGTCTGTTCATAGCACTGAATGAGCGGGGGAAGGCTTGTTTATGGGTGGACTATGAGCTATACACAAATAATCATAGTCTAGACGAGCTACCTCCCCTATTTTCTTCTGAATTGCCGGGATTAGTTGTTAAGATGCATGGGGTGCCCCAGCCGACAATTCGAGCTGATTCATCTTTGCCGTTGGCTATAAACAAGATGAACGAATGTGGGATAGACTGTGAGCCAGCTAAGAAGGCGGCAGGGTCGGTTGAGAATGGACTGATGTTCATAAACAACTTCGATCGGATATACATCCACCCTAGATGCGCTAATCTAATAGTCGAGTCCAAAAAGTACCGTTGGAAAGTGGATGCTAGAACGGGGAAAATATTACCTACATTTGAAAAGGGAAATGACCATCTGTGGGATGCGATAAGATACGCAGTGGAGCATCTATCTACGCAAAAGCCAGATTCATTCTTTACTTTCACGGATAGCCTAGCTACTTGGCAGTGGTCAGAGGAAGACCAGAAATTCCACGAGATAAAAGACGCGTCACCGAGTTTTGGGGCGGGGTTTGGCTTCTATTGACTTTGGGGGCGTCGTCATGATATAATGTGGGCTAAACCACATCACAGGCGGCGCGACCGATGTTTAACAGAATTGCTCTTGCGATCAAGATCATCCTGCGAGGCGAACAAAAGCCGCCTACGCAGGACCCCTACCCCGAACGGTTAGATCCCCTAAGCCCATTTGCGCGCATCAGACGAAACGACTCTTTGGAAGACGGTCAAACTCCCGCTCTCCGATCTGCTTTGGATGATATCGCCCCCGAGGAGAAAGAATCCGCGAAAGGCATCGCCATGGACTCTGCTGTGGTCCACAAAGGATTTGTGGGTGATGATTCTACCGGGGCGTCCACTCTTAAGGGTGGCTCGATGGGTATGTATGGGGTCCCCGAGGGTATCACATCATGGTATATGAGCCAAGGGTTTATCGGATGGCAAACATGTGCTATTATGGCGCAACAATGGCTGATAAATAAGGCATGTGAACAATCTGGCCTAGATGCGGTCCGCCACGGGTGGGACTTAAATATCGCTGATGGTACTGATATCGACCCTGTGGTGTTGGAAGAAATAAACCAAATTGATGTGGAGTACGGGGTTAAAAACCATCTCTCCAATATGGTAAAATTCACAAATATCTTTGGCATTCGTATAGTAATTTTTGATGTCGACTACGAAGACGCCGACGCTTTAGAAATGCCATTCAATATCGACGCGGTCCGTAAGGGGTCATATAAAGGGATACGCCAGATTGACCCGTATTGGTGTTCTCCCCTTCTAGACACCAAAGCGGCCACCGACCCGGCCTCGATGCGATTTTACAAGCCCACTTGGTGGGTAGTCGGCGGGAAAAAGTACCACTGGACCCATTTGCATGTGGCGCTAGGGCCTGAAGTGGCCGATATCTTAAAACCCACCATATACTACGGCGGCCTCTCTTTGGTCCAGCGCATATATGAACGTGTCTATGCAGCAGAGCGCGTCGCCAATGAAGCGCCTTTACTGGCGATGTCCAAACGAACAACTGCACTACATGTCGACTTGAAAAAGGTAGCAGCGGATCAAAAAGGATTTGAGGGGAGACTAGAACAGTGGATAGCTTATCGGGATAACCACGCCATTAAAGTGCTGGGGATGGAAGAAGCTATGGAAGAGTCGGACACATCGCTGGCTGACTTCGACTCTCTCATAATGAGTCAATACCAATTAGTGGCAGCTATCGCAGAGACACCCGCTACTAAACTATTGGGCACGTCCCCTAAAGGATTTAACGCTACAGGCGAGTTCGAAGAAAAGAGTTACCATGAGAAGCTAGAGACCGTCCAGTCAGATGAATGTGATCCTCTTCTGAGTAGGCACTATGAGCTTATGGTTAAATCGAATGGGTGGGACTTCAAGGTAACAGTGGCTTGGAACCCTACGGACGCCAAAACAGCAGAGACCCAAGCAGATATCAATGATAAGAAATCAGCCACTGGTGAGCGATTGATTAACGCAGGGGTTATCAGCCCTGATGAAGAAAGAAAACGTGTGAGAGCCGACAAATTCTCCGGGTATTCCAACATCAAGGATGAGGAAGATGATGCAGAGGAAGAAGTGCTGGAGCCGGGGGAATTAGACCATCCGGGCAATGCGGAAAAAGGCGAGGCAGCATTGGAGGGAGCGCCAGAAAAACCACAGGAAGAAACAAAGGGTCCGGGCGAGGGAGACAGTGCCGAAGATGAAGGAGAAACCGACGAAAACGAGAAAATGTCGGAACTGGCCGGGCTTATAGACCAGTTGATGCCGTTTCTCAAAAAGTCAGCTCCGGCAAAAAGAATAACCCTCCCTAGTGTCAATGCATCTGTCCAAGCTAGTGTAATTCCTGAGATAGAGTCGGCGTTAAAGGGAGACATGCCTTCCATGTCAGAAAAAGACATGCCTAAAGTGGCGTGGAACGGCTACCAAGTCGCTATTGAAAACCCAGCTGGGACCTACCGAAGGGGCCAACTGGGCGATACAAAATGGTCTACCCGAATGCAGTATGATTATGGGTACTTAATGAACACACTAGGTGCTGATGGTGACGGCATGGATGTGTTTATGGGACGTATGCCTGACGCCCCTAATGTGTACATAGTAAACCAAAATGACCCCGATACGGGTGCCTTTGATGAGCATAAAGCGTTTATCGGGTTCAATAGCGTGGGCGACGCCGAAAACGCGTACCATGCTGCATATGGCTCTGGTTGGAATGGTTTCGGCGATATACAAGTAGCCACGGTTCCGGGATTTAAAGAATGGATGGGTAACGGCGACCACACGAAACCTTATACTATGGGCTGGAGAACAGAGGCCACCAATGAAGGAACTGCACAATGAACAAAGAAATGGGTAAAAAAATTGCTGATACTATAACGGCGCTGAGTGTTGCTATGGACGAAGTAAAACGGGACAACAGCGGCAAATTTTCATCAGGTGGCGGGGGGGCAACCGCTGCTAAAATGCCAGCAAATACCAGCAATCAAGCAGTGCGCCTCCAAAGTATTATTAAAAACGGACCTAGGACAAAAAGCGAGCACGCGATTATGGCATCTCATTTAACCAAACAAGCATCTGTAGCTAGACGAAGCGGGGACTTGAAAAAGGCTGCTAATTTAGAGACCAAGGCAAAAGGCCATAAACAGAAAGCAACAGCTGGGCAGTGGTAATGGTGTTTAAAGCATCCAAAAAACGCGGGCGTAAAATGGACAAAGTGATCAGGGGTAAGCCTCTGATCCCATCGGTAGCCATAGAGGAATGGTATGCCAACCAAATTAAGGAAATGCTGGACAGCATGGCCGCCGATTACAAATCTGAGATAATGGCCTTAATGTCCTTAGAGGGGACCAAAGAGCATTATGCTGCCGATGCAAAGCTGCCTATAAATAGATTTAAAGCCGCTTTTATGAAACTAGCGAAGCGGTGGCAGTCAAAAATAGCTAAATTGACCGGGAAAGTCCCTGAGTCATTTGCCATGCAGGTGGATAAACATTCATTTTCTTCTGTTGGGTCATCTCTTAAGTCGCTAGGCATAAAACAGCCTAAAAACATTCCCAAACCAGAGTGGGAAAGCTCCATGGAGCTGGCCGTCCAGCAAAACGTGGCGTTGATAAAAAGCGTAGGCCAAGAATTCCACGACAAGATAGAGAAATCGGTGTGGAATTCTTTGACGTCTCCACAAGGAACCGAACAGGGGGCATATGGTCTAAGCGCTTATCTAAAGGATACCCTTGGTGCGTCGAAAGAGCGTGCTGATTTTATAGCAATGGACCAGACCAAAAAGATATTTTGCGAATTAAATAACGCTCGCATGAACCAAAATGGGGTGGATGAGTTTGAGTGGGCACATAGTTCGGCAGGCAAAACGCCGAGACATACCCACATGGATTTGGACGGGAAAACATTCTCGACTAAAGGTCCGGGCAGCGAATTGTACTACCCGGACGGTACTAGAGTAGACCTACCTAAAAAAGATGACGGTAAGCCGGGCCATGCTATAGGGTGTAGATGCCGGGCGATACCAGTAATTAACATATCTGACGATTGAGGTGTCATGATGCCATTAGCTAAAGGGAAAAGTGATAAAACATTTGAAAAGAATGTATCTGAGATGATCAATGCGGGCTACCCGGAGAAACAAGCGGTAGCAGCGGCATACCAACAAAAACGATCGGCGAGTAAAGATTCCGGCGTTACCATATCTGACAAAGATCTTATATCCAAGCTGAAAAAGATGTTGAATATAACTGAATAGAAAGACTCCTGTCAAGAAAAACTAGCGCCGGTACTTGACGCGGATTTTTCTTTATGATAAAATACAAATGTGGAGTTAACCAAAGCTGGGGCAACAATGACGGACACGGCAAGCCATCGCTCGATAGACCAAAACGGGTTTTTGAATGTTCGGTCAACACCTGTGTCCAGCTACGGCATCTTTGAATACAGCGCCGCCCAAGTAGGGCTACCCGGCGATCCTGACCGCATCGTCAACGTATATCGTCCTGAGTCATCATTAACTGATCCCGACACTATCAAGTCATTTCAAACCCTTCCGGTGATTGATGACCACGATCTTTTGTCAGGCTTTGAAGAAGATGATGATATCATGTCCCCCGAGGAAAAGGGCGTTGATGGTGTGATGACCAATGTCTCCTATACAGCCCCTTGGTTGATCGCTGATGTTAAAGTATTCTCCCGCCGTATGCGCCGCGCTATTGATAGCGGCAAGTGCGACCTTAGTGCAGGTTATGCATGCGACTTCATCTTTCAAAAAGGTGTCTTCCGGGGCAAACCGTACGAAGTTGTACAAATCAACATGCGCGGCAATCATTTGGCTCTGGTGGATGCTGGTCGTGTCCCCGGTGCTAAAGTGCTGGATAGCAAGACATTGATTTATGACTGTCTTTCTTTCAATAAAATCAACCCGACCAAAGGAATCGATATGAAACCAAAACGTAAATCGGTTGCGATGGACAATGCAGTAGAGCAGCTTAAATCACTGATCCCAGCGCTCGAACAGTATTTGTCCGAAGAAGCATCCGAACCGGCGCACCAAGACGGCGAAGAGCCGGTTAATGAATCCGCAGGAGCTGAAGGCGGTGTCGGCGGAGCCACCGAGGGTGACGAAGGCGAAGAAGTTCCTGAGGGCGGTGAGGCTACTGAAAATGTAGAATCCGCTGAAGCACCGGAAGGAACTGACCCTGCGGCCATCCTATCTCAAATTGTTGCTTTGCTTAAAACTATGGGCACCGCAACCGACGAAGAGATGATCCAGGATGCCACAGAAGGGCTGCAAGAAGGCGGCGAGCATGCCATCGGCAACGATGAAGGTGAAGAGGGCGAAGAAAAACCAGCTGTTGCTAGTGACTGCGACAACAACGGCAAAGCTTCACCCGGTCCGGCGTCAGGCATCCATGCTACTGGCGATGCTGCTATCCGTAAGTCTATCTACAAAGACATGGCCAGCAAGCAAAAATTATATAACCGCGTCAAGCCGGTTATCGGCGCATTCGACCATTCGCTTATGACTTGCGAAGATATGGCCGCATATGCAGCTAAAAAGCTGAAAATCAATGTACCTAAGGGATCTGCCAGCATTGCGCTTGACAGTTTCTTGTCCGGTGCAGAACGCAGTAAAGTAGCTGCTAAACCGGTTACTCATGCAGGCGACGCCGCATTCGGTTCGTTTGACCCTATCGATAACTATTTGAAAGGTAACTGATCATGGGCTTTCAGAAAAGCGTATATCGCCAGTATGTTCAGGGCTTCGTAGGCGAGATCGCCGCTGATGGCCCTGTACGTGTTAAACCGGGCACCTTGACTGCGCCTGCTCTTTCCACCAACGTCAACCGTATCGGTCGTGCGTTCGGCTGGTCAACCGACCTTCCAGCTATGGGCGGCACCCCTCCGGTCAACTCAGTAACACCGGCTGTCGGCGCGGCTGTGATTGTGGGCGGTGCTAACTACTACGGTATCTTGGGCATCCCTAAAAGCTATGCTCTATTTGGCGGAAGTAACGGCCCTTTGTCCCCCACTGTCGATCTCCCTGCCGGTTTGGGGGCAGAACTGCTGGATATGGGCATCGTCACTTTGTCTGTGGCTAACGGCAATGATACTACACAAGATGTTGTGTACAGTGCCCAGCTTTACTACTGCATCGCAGCGGGTGCTGCAGCATCAGGCTACGCAGCTACGTCAGCCAGCGATGTTGGCCGACTGTACGTGTTTACTGATGCCTCCAACAAAACACCGTCCTCAACTAAATGGCTGCCAGTACCGGGCGGCATTGTAACAACGGTGGTCACGGGAGTAGCATCAGTAACTCCGAATGGCACCGACAACCTCGACGCGGGTAATGTTACCGTCCGTGCTCAACTGACCCGTTAACAGGAGATTTATAATGGCGAATGTAAGTAAAACGCATTCAGCTTTGCCCCCACGTTCCATTCGGGCGCTGGAGCTGGAGAAAAAACACATCGGCGACGCTGCAGTACGCAAGCTGAATCAGTTGGGCATTTTCATCGACCCACAATTCGTGCGTGACCAAGTCGCGGGGCTGTACCGAGGCGGCAATGGCAACGGTAACAATAGTTTGGCAATGGACGCCGCGTTTACCCCGCAGGCTACTGCTTCATCCATCCCAACCCCGCTTCAATTCCTGCAGTATTGGCTGCCGGGTTTTGTAAAAATCATCACTTCGGCCCGTAAGATCGATAAGATCATCGGCGTTAACACTGTCGGTTCTTGGGAAGATCAAGAAGTAGTTCAGGGTATCGTCGAAAGTTCAGCCACTGTGCAGGAATACGGCGACTACACCAACATCCCTCTGGCATCGTGGAATACCAACTTTGAACGCCGTACTATCGTGCGCGGCGAGTTAGGTATTCAGGTAGGTATGTTGGAAGAAGGCCGTTCCGCTGCGATGCGTCTGTCATCCGCTGAAGAAAAACGCCAAGCCTGTTCCATCTCTTTGGAAACTTTCCGAAACGCAGTGGGCTTCTATGGCTGGAACAACGGCAACAACCGTACGTTTGGTTTCCTTAACGATCCAAACCTCCCGGCTTGGGTGTCAGTATCAGGGTCTACTTGGAACACTAAGACGTTCCTGCAGATCACTGCCGATATCCGTGTTGCTGTGGCTGCGCTGCGCACCCAGTCCCAAGATATCATCGACCCAGAAACTACCGAACTAACTTTGGTTCTCCCTACCGCCAAGGTTGATTTCCTGACCGTAACGTCTGATTTCGGCATTTCAGTTCGTGATTGGCTGACTCAGACCTACAAAAAGATCACCATTATCTCAGCTCCAGAGCTTAATGGTGCAAATGGCGGCGCTGATGGTTTTGTGTTGTTTGCGGATAAGATCGACTCGTCCGAAGATGGCTCAAGTGACGGTGGTCAAACGTTTGTGCAGGTAGTTCCTAACAAATTGTATACTCTGGGCGTTGAAAAACGCATCAAAAGCTATGTCGAAGGTTTTTCCAACGCCACAGCTGGTGTAATGCTGAAACGTCCATGGGCGGTAATTCGCTACACGGGTATCTAAGCTAAGCAGTTTGAAATAAATTCTGAAAGCCTCCTAACCGGGGCTTTCAGCATATGTGCATATTGACACTAAACCCAACTTTGTGGTATAATAAGGGTGCATGAAATAAAGTAAAAATCCATTGGGCTGTGGGGGCTAATGGATAACATAAATAGGACCACAAAGGAATAAAAATGACTGTATATGTATTATCTACCATGACCGGCGACGTGGCGTACACGTTTTACAGTGGTGACGCTGGTAAAGGCGACCTTCCGAGTGAACGAAAACGCATCTATATCCGAGGCGGTGCAGGTCTTCCCAGTTTGACCAGCGGTGTCGGTGAAATGTCAAAAGATGACGCTGGTCACCCGCTGTGGACATCGGAAGGGGTTGTTACTCCGATCACAGATGCGGCTTACGCGGAATTAAAAGACCATCGAATTTTTAAACAGCATATTGACAACGGTCACATCAAAGTGCTGAATAGCGACATTGCGGATAGTGCGAAAGCGATCGCGAAAGAAGTACGCAACATGGAAGCCCGCGATGCTTCAGCCCAGCTAACAGAGGCTACGGTGGGCAATAAGATCAAGTCTAAAATGCCTAAAGTGTCAACTGGCAAGGGCGATGACGAAGAAATCAATTTCGCCGCAATGCCTAAAATCAAATAGAGGTACTGAATGTCAAACGCCATCACCTTTAATGAAGACCTGTTTAGAGCGCAATGCCCAGCGTTTGCTGACATAACGGCATACCCCACCGTAGTTCTACAGATGTACTGGGATGAAGTGGGGAGTTTTATTGTTGATGGCGGGACCTACGGCATGCTGCAGGGAGACAGCACAGTATTGGCTATGAACTATATGGTAGCTCATTTTCTAGAGCTGGCCAAGCTAAATAAAACTAAAGGAACCAGCAAGCAAGGCGGCTATAAAACGTCGGCAGGTATTGACAAAATAAGTGTTCAGTACTTAGCCCCGCCGAATAAAGATCAACTAAGCTGGTGGATGAACCAAACCAACTACGGGGCAGCCCTTTTGGCCCTACTTGAGATTAAGTCGGTGGGTGGGTTTTCTGTCGGTGGCTTGAATGAGCGCGGCGGTTTTCGAAAAGCTGGTGGTATATTCTGGTGAAGTCAAATCTATCCGGGTCAGAGCAACTGAAAAAGTCCATGGACGAAATGTCACGGAAAGTCGTGAAGGTAGGTTGGTTTGAGACAGCGCGCTACCCGGCTGATGAAAAACGTGGTAGGGCAGGAGGGGAGTACGTAGCAGCGGTGGCGTACTGGCTCAATAAGGGGACCCCCCACATGCCTGCAAGGCCGTTTGTAAGCGATGCTATCATGACAAACGAGCAAAATGTTAAGACATTGGCTAGAAAGTTGATGTCAAAGGTCCTCAACGGGGAGTTGTCAACAGATGAGGCCATGGGGCAGATAGGGCTTTACATCGAGGGGCTGATAATCAGAAATATTAAGTCCCAAAACTACGAGGCTCTATCTGAGGATTACAGAAGGTGGAAAATGAAATTTCACAACGAACCCCAAATACTGATAGACACTGGCCTGTTGTGGCAGACATTAACATCGAGGGTGGAAGAAAATGATCATTCCGGGCAGTAACCTTCTCTCTGATGCTATGGCTTTGCTTGACACTGTAGATATCAAGTATTACAAAGATGCTGGAAGAGATATCAACGATCAGGGTGTATGGGTCACATCGTACGAGCCAATGGTTATAGTTGAGGCCAGTGTTCAAGCCCCCGACCGAGACACCTATGTCCAGTATGGTCTGGACATGCAAAAGAACTATTTAAAGGTTTTTGTCTCCACTGACACTATCGACCTGTCTCGTGACCAATCAGGCGACCAATTTGTGATAGGGCTGCCGGGTAACGAATATCGATACCAGCTTGAATCTGAGGTCCCTTGGTACGATTTTGACGGGTGGGTGGAGTTGTATATCGTGCAGATAGGTAAGGAGCCACTAAGTGCTTGATGCTGACCTAATTCGGCTGTTCCGCTCGACGCTTATAAGCGGTCTGGCGATGGTGGGGTGGGACTACCCGGTAGTACAGAGAAGTCAATCAACGCAACAAGGCATACCTACAGAAAATGCTGTGTATTTTCAAAAACTGTTTGACAACAGATATGGCATGCCCTGCATGGTAACCACTGCAGGACCTTCACCAACACAGAACACAGAAACAACAACGCAGCACATGGAAACTACTTTTCAAGTGAGCGCTTTAGTTATCCTAACTCCATCGATGACGGTAAATCAAGTAACCGCCAGCGATATATCAAACTATTTGGCCAATATCCTTCAGCGAAGAGATACAATACGCAGGATGTTGGCCTCAAGTAACGTTAACGTGCTTAGAATCCAAAAAATAGACAACACTTATTTTGAAGATGACAGACATCGCAACGAAGCATGGCCTACTTTTGAAGTAGTTCTTACGCACCAAACCGTAACCAGTGTCGTAGTTGATAGCACTGATAAAGTGGTGCTGAATGTATATCAAGTGCCCGACTAGGAGAAACATGTATGTCAATCGACATCACTAAGTATATCAACATCACGTCCGGTGTGGGTGCCGGGGCTGGCGTGGCGACGCGCCAGCTAGTAGGCCGTTTCATCACTAAGTCAAGTTTTTTGTCTCGGGACACCATCTTCGAGGCAAAAAGCGCACCAGCGGTTCTGGCTAAATTCAACAATGATGTCTCGTCACCTGAATATCGCCGAGCATTGGCTTACTTTAAATTCGTAAACAAAGACGTCAAGTCACCGCCGATGATGTCTTTTGTGCGTTGGGACACGACTACGTTCATTCCGCCAGTGTTTACCGGTAATTCAACACCGAAAACACCGACTATTTTGAGCCAGATCCAAGCAATGTCTGCTAATGCTGGATTTCAAATTACATACGGCTCTGCATCTGCAGTCTCCGTTCGATTTGATGCCCGCCCAGCATCAAGCTTTCTTGATCTTGCCCCGATCATCCAAACAGCTATTCAAACAGCAGCGGCTGGCATCTCTGCCCTTGCGGGGGCCACGGTTGTTTACAACATCTCGTCCAACCGATTGATCATCACCGGGTCGACGGGTACGACTGCAGGGTCGATCATCATCACAGCAGCTGCGTCTAATGATGCGTCAGTCCTTTTGGGCTTTGCAGATGGCGATTTTACGTCTTCAGCAGGTCGTGTCGGCGATAATGCTGTGCAAACAATGGACCGAACCACCAACAAGAGCGATAATTTTGGCTCATTTGCCTTTATCGATGCGCTTGATGACTGGCAGTCCTCTGTAGTGGGCAACCGCCCGCAGGACGTGGCCTTGTGGAACGCTGCGTTTAACAACAAATTTATCTTCTCCCACTACGTGACCCGCTCACAGGCCACCCAAGCATGGTACGCTACTTTTATGGGTATTGGCGGCTGCGGGTTCACTTTGACCCAAGATAATGGTGGCTCTCCATCTACTGACTCAGAGCTGTTCCAAGCTCAGTCTCCTATGGAGATTTTGGCTGCGACTGACTACACGGCTACCAATGGTACTCAGGGCTATATGTACTATCAGTTCACCGACCGTAGCTTCACTGCTGACTCAGAAGGCAACTTGGTTGCTAATGCCGGGTCTGTGGGGGACACTGCAGTATCTGATGCCCTTGATGGGATCCGCGTGAACTACCAAGGCGTCACTATGACAGCCGGTCAGCAGATCGCCTTTTATCAACGTGGCGTTTTGATGGGCGGCGCTACCTCCGCCACCGACATGAACACCTACGCTAACGAGATGTGGCTGAAGGACGCATTTCTGTCCAACATCCTCAGTCTGTTGTTGGCTATGAAAGTATCTGCCAATGAAATCGGACGCGGCCAGTTGTTGCTTAATATGCAAAGCACCATCGATACCGCATTGACGAATGGTACTATTTCTGTGGGTAAGCCTTTAAATGCAACACAGAAAGCATATATCACGCAGATCACAGGGTCGGACAAGGCGTGGCACCAAGTGCAGGTCGCCGGGTACTGGATCAACGCCACCCTATCATCAACGGTTAATGCGCAGTCGTCATTGACTGAATGGCAGTTTAATTACACCTTGGTTTACTCCAAGGACGACGTCATCCGCCGTGTGGTTGGCTCTGATGTGCTGATCTAAGGAGATATAAATGCAAAACGTAAGTGCTTTTGGTTTTGTGGCCACAGTTAAGGCTAGCAATACCTTTCCGAATGGCTTCCCTCTGACTATGTTCGCAGATGATGCTGACCCTTTTGATGTGCCTAGCATCCAGATTGCTGACAAAGGGATGGGTATCAACGGTGACATGGTTCACTGGTCAAAGGCTAATCCCATCACCGTTAGTTTTAACGTCATCCCCGGTTCCGAGGACGACGAGAACATGCGTGTGCTGTTCGAAGCCAACCGACCGGGTAAAGGTAAGTCCATCGCCAGTGATGAAATAAGTATTTCTGTCATTTATCCGGGTGACGGGGCAAGATCTTACACTCTGTCCAAAGGTATTCTGACTGATGGCATGCCAACCAATGGCATCCAGCAGTCACAACGTCAGAAGTCAAAAACATATAACTTTGCATTTGAGGGCATCACCTCGGCTTGACAGAAAGTTGTGTGGATGGTATAATAAAGGACGGGAAACCGTCCTTTTCTTTAGGAGAAGAAAAATGACCACCGCCGCTACGGCAGTAAACCCATCGGACCATGAGTCGACACCATCGGCATTAAATAAAATGTTAAGAGATTATTTTCTTAACATCGACGACTGTTTACCGGCGGTGATTATGTCGTACGACAGGGTCAGTAACACTGCAACCGTGAAACCACTAGTAAGCCGGATCACGGTTGACAACCAAGTAGTACCAAGGAACCAAGTAGTAGGGCTGCAGGTTTTCTCGTTTGGCGGGGGTGGTTATCACCTAAACTTTCCTCTAGTGGCTGGCGACCTAGGCTGGATAAAGGCGTCTGATCGCGATCTAGACGCCTTTAAAATTAGCCTATCTGAAGGTGCTCCTAATACATGTAGAACACACACATTCTCGGATAGTTTATTTTTACCTGACGTGATGCGTCGATATGTGATTAGGGGAGAACATGCGGATGAAATGGTGCTGCAGAGTGTAGACGGGAATAATAGGGTGGCTATAGGTCAAGGTCGCGTAAAAATAGCTGCAGGCGAAACCTACGTCGAGTTAGTAAATGGTAAAATAACTCTAACCACTATGGGCCTTCTTGATGTGGTATCGGCAGATAGCCGCTTTTCCGGGAACGTCACCATAGCAGGGGCTACTGTTATGCAATCTGGCTTTACATCCAGCGGCGGTGCAGGCGGTTCATCTGTTGATAGTCTCACTGTGGCCGGTACGGCTGTAGGCGGCCACACTCACTCTAACCCTGAAGGTGGGCGCGTAGGCCCATTTGGATCGTAAATTATGGCTCAAGTAGGCTCTACATTAGGCGCTGCGTTAACAAACCGGAAAGCATACAAAATATATGATATGCTGTCACCTTCGTTATCAGAGGTGATAGGGCTTAAAATAAAAAGCGCACAGGCCACCCACCAAGCTGACACCCCACAGCACCCTACAGAAAATGGTGATTTTTTAACAGACCATAAGATCATCATGCCTAGGACGGTTCAGGTAGAAGGTTTCTGCATAGACCAAGATTCATACAGCAAAATGCAGCAACTATTTAATGACCGAAAAAATCTATATGGAATACAGATAAAAGAGATCATCGTAGAAAATTGCACGTTCGGAGAGTTTATTCCGGTCCGTGATTCTAAGGTTTTAAATGCGATTCCCGTTTCTTTTACTATGCATGAAATAACGCAGGCCGCGTCATCAACTACGATGACTCAGGACAAAGTAAAGTCCCCAAGTGATGCCAGCACAGTAAAACGCGGGCAGACTCAAACAGCAATGCCTCCCGCCGATCAAGCCAGAACTATGATGGCATCAGGCGTAGGTAAATAAGGAAAATCATGAAAGAATTGATACTCAACGGGAAAACTTACCGCATCAACAAATTCGGGGCTTTAGCAGGCAGGGCCATTGTGGCGCAATACCCACTAAGCATGATGCTGCACAGCAAAGAGTACGAGCGCAATGAAGAAGTTATGCTGCGTCTGATGACTCATGTTGAAGTGGTGTTATCAGACGGGACTGCCCAGCCATTGAGCACCCGTTCCTTGATTGACAACCACATCGCTGATTGGTCGGATTTGGTGGCTATTGAAATTGAGTCCCTAAAATATAACGCACCGCAGTTCTTCGACGGCACCGCCAAAGGGATCCTAGGAAAGGTAGAGTCGTGGATCACGGTACGGTTGACCAAAGTAATGGGCGACGCCATCGGTGAAAATCTACGTGATGTCCTTAATCAGGGCAAAGAGGATCAATAATGGATAATATCGGCGGTTTTGGCACTATTATCAGCCTAATTGCAACTAAAACCTTCCCGGTAGGATTGACGATATCTAAATTCTCGGATGATGTCTCCCCCATAGAGTTCAGTGAATCTCAGGTAGCAGATCATGAATTCTTGGTTGATGGTGACATCATATCATTTGAGACAGCATCGGCGGTCACTGTTAAAATAGGGGTTATAGCCGGTTCTGAAGATGACGATAACTTAACTATTATGCTAAGTAGTAACAAGTCAATCTTCAGAATAGGCGGTATTCCTGACTTGATGATCATGAGCATCCTGTTCCCTAACCAGCCCCCTATCGTGTTAGATAGGGGGTACATCAGAAGCGGCCCGTTAGGCACTTCGATGAGTGAAGCGGGCAGAGGAAAGGGTAAGCAATTCGAGTTCATATTTGCTGAGTGCACAACAGCCTCAGTAAAAGGTTTAATATCAGCTGCGGCCAACGCTGCTCTGTCTATATTCTAAGGCTTCGAGATGCTATTTGATGTATTCTATGTAAAGTACGAAGTAGACAAGGCTGATACCGAAAAAGCTATCGACGCAGTTACCAACAAAGCGGAAAAGGCTAGAAAAGCCACCGAAAGTGCTGGTGACAAAGGGATCAAAAGCGTAGAAGATGCCGCCAAGGGCGCGTCCGACTCCATGAATAGGGCGGGGGATTCAGCGGATAAATTCCATCAAAAACTTGAAAAAGTAAAAGATGGAGCGATAAAGGTAAAAGGGATTTTAGGCCAGATAGGCGATGTGGGATCCATGATCAGTAAGGGCGGGGTTCAAAAGGTCCTGTCAGCTGGCATGGAACACGCACAGTCTCTTATGAGAAAGCCAAGTGCCGCTTATGGCGCAGGAGGGGAAGAAGTGGGGGCCACAGCGGCGGAGGCTGCAGCTGGGTCAGGAGGTATGACGGCAGGTGGTCTCATGGCCCGGTCTCTGGCCCTTCTTGGCGGCCCCGTCGCCCTTATTGCTGCCGCTGTTGCCGCTGTAGCCGCTGCGGGCGCATGGGGTGTTAAGTCAGGTCATGTCATAGCAAAAGCGTCGGAAGAAAAATACGGAAGCACCAAAAAAGACGCTTGGGCAGCAGGTATGAACACCCAAGGGCTTCTAAAACACCAGATAGCTGGCGAGAACCTAGGTATAAGCCGTGAGGACAGTTTAAAAGGGCTATCAGGGCTTAATGAAAAGATAAAAGAGGTAGCTCTTCATCGCGCCCAGCCTATGGGCGGCATCGACATGAGGACAGGCATTGATACCAACCCTCTGTCTAGATTAATGCGGTCGAGAGGTATCAAAATACAGACTGGTAAGCATCTGGAAGGGATGGACCAGATCTGGAAAGTTATTGTTGACGACCTCAGAACAGCCGCTCAAAAGCAAGGTACAAACTACGCGCTGGCCAGAGCGACGCAGCAGTACGGACTTGACTTCAATCAAGCATCCAAAATAATAGAAGCAACGTCCGATCAAGTAAAGGACATGAACAAGGGGATTGAGCAGCAAGCCATACAAGAAACTATCTTGGCTCAATCAACAAGAAACTATACGGCAGAGCAAGCAAGCCTAAAGGTAGAACAAGAAAAAACAGAAACTATTATCAGGTCGAGAGTCGTTCCGGGCATGGTGGCGTGGTCCAAGGAGACAGTAGCTCTCGAAAAGAATATGCGCCCGGTGAATACTCTAATGTCTGTCCTTAAAAGGCTGATGATAGACATGTCGACTGGTGCTTTGCACATGCTCAATAGCTCCATAGAGGGCATTGTAAGTCTTGGTTCTAAATTAAAAGATCTCCCAGATATGCTGGACGGGTTGGGTGACCGCATGAGTCTTTCCTTAGAGAAGGGCATAAACCACATGATGGGTAAAATACCTGCGGCGCTGGGAGGGAAGACCCAAGAAGAAGTAGATGCTGCGGATAAGGAGATAGATGTAAAAGGGAAGGGATACGAGGACTTACGTAAAAAGGAAAAAGAAGCGCAAGCAAAACAAAAAGAGGCCGATTACCAAAAAAGTGCTACTGAGTCGTTCAATGAAAACATCGGGGAGTTCCAAAAACGCTACGGCAAAGTTGATGACAGCAAGATGGCCGAACTACGCAAGCAATTCGCCGACATGGCTCAGAAGGGAGATGTTAACCTTAACGATAATGAGCTTGTGATATCCGCATTGCAAACGTTAGTAGGGACATCGAAAGAAGGGCTGCAAGCCAATGACGCTCAATTCCAAGTGGAGAAAGAGAAATTAAGCCAGATCGTTACAAACACATCCGTTGGGCTTGAGCAGGCAATAGCTATGTGGGCCAGCGGCATCGGCAGGGCAGGCGGTTTAGGCACCCCCGACGCCGGGATAGAAGGACAGTCCCGAGCTGACTTTGAGAAAAGGTCGCGGGTGCTGCGGTTCACTCCTGATCCTGCAGTTATGCGAATGGGTATGGCGTCTAGCTTGAACGCTCAAAAGCAGGCCGGAGCGATGCCGGTCCCTGAAGCCCCCGGACCGCGTTTTATAGCCGCCGCGCCGACAGAACATACCCCGTCTAGAGAATCAGCATCCGACTCCATGAGCCGAGCTAATGATGCTATGCGAAATGCTAATGATGCGGCAGCTAAAGGGGTCAGGATGACAGAGGCAAGTAGGGCATCGGCTCAGCCAGCAAATGCCCCGCAGCCGGGCGGGATCCATATCGGGGAAGTTAATGTGGATGTCAAATCTGATGAGCCTAAAAACTTTGGCGAACGGCTGGGAAAAGAAATAAACGACGTCATCGGGGCGATGAATAAGCAAATAGCTAATGTGCACGATGGCATATTTAAGGGGTAGTATGAACACCACAATAGAGACGGTGGGTGATAAAAAATATAGGATTCACCTGATTCCTGCTTATTATGCCCAAAATTACCTGTCCAAAGAGGTAAATGACGGAAGCCCGCCGTCAGAGGAATCTATCATTTACCTGATGAGTTTTGTTGATGCTAAAGTAGGCGACGAATGGGTAAATCTGGAAGACCCAGAGATTATTGACAGATATGTCGATGACTGGATGGCACTTGACAAGATAACCGAGATAGTGTATAATGTAAATTTCGGGTTCTTGCAGGGTTGGCGTATTTGGCGTGTGCCGAATACCGATGGATTCGAGGGGACGGAGCCTAGGCAATTAAGTCCCTTTATTCATTCAATCATCACAAATAACTACGCCACTTTGCAAGAGTTAAAAACAACCTGCTCATTGAAAGATGCTTTTGAGATGCAAGATTCAATACTCACAAAAGCAATGAATGAGTACAGATACATGAAAATGAAAGGAGCAAAATGATCATAGATCCTCGACTTCTGCGCGCTCAATTCCTGTTCAACTCGGGAGCTGATATAGTGGAGTATAAAGAGGATTTTGCGATCTCATTTTCAGCAGGTAAGAACGTTTTTAGCATCCAAAACAACTCAAGGTTGGAAATTAAAAACGTTCGTAGAGAAGTACGGGCAGACATGATGACCCGGTTCAACCAATTCGCGCTAAGAACCCAAGAAACGCCTTTTTTGCCTGTAAATATATCAGCGGGCCGTGAAAGCTACGGGCCGTCTCTGGTGTATACAGGCAATGTTATAAAATGTAGCATGGGCAACCCCCCAGATATCAGCGTAATCATGGATTTGGCCACAAACCAAATAGATAAAACCAAATGGGTCCAATACTGGCCCAAACTGCCAACCACTTTTAGTGGGCTGTGCCAGTGGGCGGCTGGCGTTTTGGGCCTGACTCCCGAGATACATCTACCAGCAAGCCTAGCCAACGCTCCGGTCACCAATTTTTTGGGCGGCAACATGATAACGCTGGAGGCTATTCCGATTTACATCCAGCGTTATTACCCGGACCAAATAGTAGCTTTTATCGACGATAGCGCTCTGGTAGTCATGACTATTGGTGCAGTGGTGGCATCCAGGGGAACTGTTCAAATCGGGTACGGGTCCGAAAATCCATTCATAGGAATTCCTGAATGGACAGAGTTCGGTATCGCGGGAAAGGTTCTGTTTACACCTGAATTGAAGTTAGGGTGCGCCGTAAATGCAGTGTCCGTTATGAACCCATCAATAAATGGTTCTTATGTAGTAGGCAAAATAGACTATGAACTCACTTGCCGTGACACTCCTTTTTACGCTTCATTTACAGCATATCCTAAGGCAGCCACAGCATGAAATTAGTGTCTTTGACAAGCACTTTGCCTAACCAATCAGTGACGTTCACTGAGGATAGTGATTTTTACGAAGTGGTCCCTAAATCAGTGAATAATTTTATGACAGTCGACATATCCAGAAACGGCGTCGCTTTAGTTACTGGTTTGAGATGTGTGACGTCAGGACCTTTGCCTAACTTCTTGCTCCCTTTATACAAAGAAGCGGGGAGAGGAAATTTTGCCTATTGGAATGACTCTGAGAATTACCCTTTGTACAGTGATTTCGGAGTTACTACATTCCTTGCGTACTATAGCCCATCAGATTTAGTTACGGTGCGATCATGATTACATTGGCAGTAGATGGAAACAACAGCATCTATCTGGATAGCTCCGGCAACCTAGCCATTTTGTCAGGGGCGGAGGCATTGGCCCAGACGTTAGGTCAAATGAGCAAAACGAGACGGGCTGAGATGCTGTACGCTATAGACAGAGGAATCCCATACGCCGACACTATTTTTCTGACTAAAGATGTGCTGATGTTTGAAGCGGCTATGCGCAACGAATTTCTTTCGCACCCTGAGGTAACGGGGGTTAATTCATTCACAGTAAATATCGATGGTGAAGTTTTGACCTACAGCGCAGAAATAAATTCAATATACGGGAAGGTGTCGGTAAATGGCTAATTACTACGATTATGACAGGGATACTGGTCTTATCGTCCCGGACACAAGTACGTTAAAATCTGACGTACAAGGTGAATTCAAGCTGGCTCTTGGCTCGAATATGGACTTGACTGATGCCACCCCCCAAGGTCGTTTGGTTGATGGTGAAGTAACTGCTAGGTCCAACGTAATTGCGTACACTGCTGGGATCGCAAATCAGATAAATCCCGACCAGTCAGGCGGCGTGTTCCTAGCTTCGCTATTTTCTTTGATGGGGGGAACCCCCTACGTATCCACACCCACCGTGTTTGGCGCTAGGGTGTACGGCACCAATGGCTCTACATCCCCGTCCGGGCTGGCTATCTATGACTCGGCAGGCAACATATTTAATCAGCAGACCGCAGTAGTGTTGAACCAAGTGGATACCACAGTCACTCCCAACACGTATTACGGTCTAGCCACTTTTCAGGCGGCTGTTGCGGGGGCCATTCCAGTTCTAGCTAACACAGTATGGTCGATTTCGAGTACTGCGCCATCTAATATTACTAAAGTAGTTAACCTTCTTGATGGGACCACGGGCCAAGTCACCGAGTCTGATGTAGCAGCCAGAAGAAGACGTAAAAGCACACTGGCGGCCCAATCAAGTAATACAATAAGAGCTATTAAAGCTGGTGTGAGCGCATTATCCGGATATCGGTCCATGACCATACGAGATAATGACGACTCGTCAATAGCGGTCATAAATGGGATATCGATGCCCCCTAATAGTATATATGTTTGTGTACAGGGCGCTCTCGATGCTGATATAGCCGCTGCTCTTTTGACCGCTAAGGGAGTAGGAGCAGCATGGACAGTAGGGCAGACGGCCAAGGGTACTCCGGTGACTACCTCACTTATAGAACCGGCATCCGGCCAGCCCTACACAATATTTCACGCGAGGCCAGATATCGTATCTTGTACCTGCGTCGTTACCTATGATTCATCGCAGTCGGTCGGTAATTATGAGCCACAGTTCGCAGTTCAGGATGCTGTAAACAAGTATCAAAACGGTCTAATCAATGGTGATCCGGGTCTTACTATCGGCAGAAATTTGTCCGCATATGAGCTTAGTGGTGCTGTAGCTGCAGTGTACCCCGGATTGTACATCTCAAGCGTCACAGTGACTGGCAAAACAGTGACTGCGGGGCAGGAAATCCCTATTGAGCTATGGGAGCAGGCTCTCCTTCCTGTTGGTTCTATAGTAGTAGTTCCAAGGGGTGCCTGATGATAACTCAAACATTTAACCAAAGGCGTAGTTGTCTGCTGGCCAACATCTGGCAGTACGACAACGCAGACCCATTTCTGAAGCTACTTAAGCAGAAAGACGCTTGGTACTCCGAATACTTTGATACCTTCTGGTCTAATTGGAGGGAAGGTGTCTTCCGGTTAGAAATCAATTATGACCCGGCCAGCATGACTCATGTCCACACATCTCTGTTTGGGTGCGTCATCTGGGCTATGATATTGGATTTTCCGCTGGAGCCTATCCTAATTCCTAGGGATGGGATGAAACAACCTTGGTCCTTTGAAAACATAGGGTCCACTATAGTGGCAGGCACATCCCGTGAAAACTTCGGTATAGTGGAAGACCCAGCCGTTTCGGGGTTGGGCGGTAACTTTACCCCGGCATCTATAGCCACCGCGATGACTATTCTTGAAAAAGTGCAGATGCTTAAGCTGGTTTACTACAGAAGTATAGGCAACTGCACTGTGCCATTCCTAAATGCGGCCTTAGCTGATGTTTTTAAGATAACTGGTCAGTTAAACGTGTCGGGCGGTGTGTCAGCCCCCATAAGCCAGACTCCCTACGTTTTGGATTCCGGGAATATGACCTTAACTTATGTCTTCCCTTATAAATTAAGCGACCCAATGGTAGCTAACTTGGCCGCGTGGG